TGGGGCCGACCTGCGCGGGGCCAACCTGTACGGGGCCAACCTGCGCGGGGCCAACCTGCGCGGGGCCGACCTGCGCGGGGCCAACCTGTACGGGGCCAACCTGTACGGGGCCGACCTGTACGGGGCCAACCTGCGCGGGGCCAACCTGCGCGGGGCCAACCTGTACGGGGCCAACCTGCGCGGGGCCAACCTGCGCGGGGCCAACCTGTACGGGGCCGACCTGCGCGGGGCCAACCTGCGCGGGGCCGACCTGCGCGGGGCCAACCTGTACGGGGCCGACCTGTACGGGGCCGACCTCAAAGACGCAAAAAACGCCGATTTCATAATCGCGCAAACCCGCATTCTTTCCGAAGGCGACTTGATCGGCTGGAAAAAGTGCGCTTGCGGCGTCCTCGTAAAGCTGAAGATCCCCGCCGATGCGAAGCGCTCACACGCCTTCGGACGCAAGTGCCGCGCTGAATTTGTCGATGTTCTGGAAATCCTCTCGCCTTCAATCGATGCAGAGGGCGTCAAAACCTGGCAAGCCGCCGACGTGGCTATCAGCTCCCGCGACAACAAAACCGAATACCGCGTCGGGCAGCGGGTAACCCCAGATCGTTTCGATGAAAACTGGCAGGAGGAATGCGCATCCGGAATCCATTTCTTCATCACCCGTATCGAAGCGGAAAATTACTGATGCTTTCGCTGATCTCGCTCTTAGGCCGATGGCTATCTATCCTACTCGCCATCGGCCTACTTCTCACCGCATCCACGCAACCCGGCCGGCATAGCATGTTGCCGAGCTTTCTACAGACAGAAGGGAGGTAACACGCCGAAAAGCTCTAGCCTATTTTTCATGACCTAAGCCGCGTTTCACACAGCCCTTTTCATCCCCCAAGCAAAGCCCTTCGAAGTCCCGCCAGCTTCGAGGGGCTTTTCTATTGCCTGAACCATCCTGCAACCTCGCCCCACGTCAATTGCGCAAGCTCGGCCTTGAACGCTTCGCTGCGCTTCTGATCCGCCGAGACGTACAACAGCCCCACGGCTATCGCCACGCCCACCCATCCGATTGCAAACCTGAATATCGCCGGCATTTACGCTGCCCTCCACCGGGAGGATAATCGCGCAAAAACAGCGATCACACAAGGTTGTAGAAACTAACGAATGCAATCGTTCAACAAAAACCGCCAAATTTGGCCGCTGACGCGCAAACTACCCCTCCGGATATACCGACGTAGCCGCCGCCTCCTTCAAGCGCGCCCTAGCCCTGAATTCTGGCTGTTTTGCCCCTATCCGATACACATACCTCGATTGACTTGCCGCTTGACCGCGATCAGCATGCTTTTCGTCAAACAGCCATGGCCGGTCAGGATCCTCGATCAAAGCGCGCCGTTCGAGCATGCCGAGATCACGGGCCTTCTGGTAAACCGTGAACTTCAATCCGGCCTTGCCGGTCTCGGGCAGGAGCTTCTGGAGTTGCGCAAACGAATACCATTTGTCCGGATCGGTTCGCGCTACCAGGCGTTCGAACAAACTATACCCGCCGGCCGCCGGTATCTTCTTCCGCTTCATCGCCTTCCGCTTTTTGGCCAGTTCCAAAAAGTCGAAGCCTCTCCGGTCCTTTTTCGTCCGCTTGGCTTTCCGGGCCGTGATCTCCGCTCTGAGCTTCGCCACCGCGGGGCGCTTCTTCGTCTTTCGGGCCAACGCCTTTGCTTTCGCCGCCTCGGTCTGCTTCACCGCCAACAAGGCGTCAGCCCGTCGGCGCATTTCCTCTTCATCGGCCATTTCTATTTTTCTCCAGTTCCAAAAAGTTCGGTTCAACCGCTGCAAACCACGGGGGGGGTACGTAGTACCCACCCCCGGTGGGATTTGCGTCCAAGTGGTCCAAGTGGTCCAAGTTTCGGTCCAAGTGGTCCAAGTTTGGCCGCAAGCTGTTGATATGCATGCATTTTCCTGTAAACGACCGCGGTCCAAGTTTTTGCGGTCATTTTCCCAACTTGGACCACTTGGACCGCCTGCTTTTCGCTAGGTCCAAGTTGGGCTGTAAGTCCTTCTATTTGTTGGACCTTTCTTCGAAACACGCAGGCGTTTCTCCTTGACCAGGCTGTCCAGCCATTTGTTCGCCATCCGCGCCCCAAGAGGCTGCCTCGCCCCCTCGCCGTGAACCGCCACCAGCGCCCTGTTGAACATGTTCTGCGCATCTTGCCGGGTAAAGTTTGTGCTCTTTCCTTCTGCGGAAGCGTCATCGGCCGCGTCCATGATCGCTCTTGCAAACAGATCGCGATCCGACAGCTCGCCCTCGTCTTCAGGCATGTCGTCCTCGAATTCCGAAGCCGCCGAGCCGTATTCCAGCACCGCTGTCTTCCACGGGTTGCCCTCCGCATCGGTGCCGGCCTCCGTTGGCACGAGTTCGTATTCCGCGAGCAGGTCGATCTGCTCCAGGTCGCGTTGCCATTCGGTTTTGAGCATGCCCTTGCCGCGTTCCGTCGTTTCCACCTTGATCACGGTGTCGACGCCGCCCAGGAGCTTCTGGCTGCCCATCATGCCCTTGGTCGGGTCTTTGCCCGAGTGGTGGACAACGATGGCCGCGGCGCCCGTCTCCGCCCGGATAAGATCGACGTTGGCGACGAAGGCCATCATTGGCTCGCTGCTGTTCTCGTCGCCGACGAAGGCGCGCGACAGCGTGTCGATGACGATCACCGACAGGTTGGGAATCCTCTTGGCGATCTTGACGATCTCTTTGGCGTCCTCGTGGTTGCTGACGAGATCGAGCGTGGCGGGCATGAGATAGAATGGCGTGTCTTCCGGAACGCCGTACTTGGCGAACGCGGCCTCACGGCGAGCATGGATGCCGAGCCCGCCTTCACCTGCCACATAGAGCACTGCGCCTTTCGTCGTTTCGTATTTGCCGGCCCACGGGATGCCGGCGGCGATGCATGTGCACATATCGACGATATTGAACGTCTTGGCCGTCTTGGGGGCGCCGTACGCCACGGCAAAGCCGTTCTGGTTGATCACCCCCTTGACCAGCGGCCGGATGACCGTGCTGCGCAAAAGCTCGCGCGAGGCCGTCGGGCCGATGACCTTGAACTTCGCGCGGCGGCCTTTGTCGTCTGCCGCCTTCTTCACCTCCGCCGGCACCGCCCCCACGCGAGCGATCTCTTCGGCCGTCGGCGCTTCCTGAGAGTTATCCCCGATATCCACAGGCTCGAAATCCGCGTGCGGTGTCTTTCCGCCCCATGTCCCGCTCGCATACGCGAACGCATTGGCGACCTTTATGGCCAGGTCTTCGGCCGGCCATGGCGGCTCGCACATGTCGGCCCATGGCCCGAGCACTTCGAGCGCCATGCCCTCGCTCAGCCCGAAGTCGCGCATCCGTGCGGCTGTCTTGTAGGTGAGTTCGTCGCCGCCTTCGCCTTCGATGGCGACCGGCGCCATGTTCAGCCACCGGATTGCCTTCTCGATATTGGCCGGCAGGTCAAGCTCGATCACAGGCGCGTCGGTCTTGGCCTGATGCCGTGGCCGCTTTCCAAGGATCTCCAAAAACTCGGACGGCATCTCGGCGATGCCGCCGTTCGCAAGAACGGAATATTCTCCGTTCGGAAGCACGCTGCCGGCGCCGAGCACATACCCGTTCTCGCCCCTGATATCGATGCCGGGGAAGCCGTCGATGCTGTTGGCGCGGTTGGCGATCTCCCGATCGGTCCTGAGCAGAAGATGCCTGCCGCCTGACGGCGTGGCCGTGAGGAAGGAATCGGGCAGCACGTCGAGCATCAGGTCGGCCAGGCTGTCGAGACCTGGTTTCCCGTCCTTCACGTCCGCGTCGACCGCAACTATGCCCTTGCCGGTGGCGATGCCGATATTGTGCGTTCCCTCTCGCCACCAGGTGCGTACCTGCTTTTCGTCCGTGGTGGCGAGGTTCGGCCAGTCGTCCACGGCCGGCTTCTTCGTCCCTTCGACCACCGGGAACACCCGGATGCCCATGCGCGCATAGTGGAGCGCGAAATCGAGTTTCGTTCTTGGTTGAGACATCCGCCATGCCTTCTTGCTTGCTGAATTTGTCGAAAGAAAAAGCCCGCAAAATTCAACATTGCGGGCAAATAAAAAGCGGTCACGCGAAATAGGCTACCCTTTGCGCGTTCTTCGGCAGGTAGAGCGGGTGGCCGGGCGAGCCATCCGAAAGGATCTTTAGCGCTGCTAAATTGCAGAGATCGAGCATCGACGCCACAGCTTTGCCTCGTTTTCGAAACGCGCCGTGTTTGCCCCACGCACAGATTACAGTTTCGCATTCCCAAGCGATGCGCAGCAGGTGCCCATCGTTGTCGGGGCCGACAGGGTCCGCCGCAGCGTAAAGAGCCTGCGGGTCGGTTGAGCGCAAGGCAAACAGATTGCCGACGATCAAGCCGCCGTAGCCCCAATCTTTCGCAAAGCCGATACATCGGCGAATTGTTGGGTCATCCGCAGTCTCGTCAGCCGTGGACGGATTGAGCATCAGGAAGCCAACGCGATTGCCGGGCGCCCAACTACGCTCAAGGCGGTAACGGTATTTGCGGCAAGGAGACAGCACCGCGGTCATCTGTCCCACCCCATCAAATGCGCCACGGCAGCCGCGACCAGCGCGGCTGGCGCGACGATCACGCAGATTTTCAGGATCAGTTCGGCTTGTCGGTGCGGGTTCATGATGGCCTCCAGGTTTCACTAAACCTGCCGAGCACTTCGCCGCGGACCCCTGAGAACATCAAAAACTTAGGAATTTCAAGGGTTTGGATGGTGGGCGTGACAGGGATCGAACCTGTGACCCCTTCGGTGTGAAGGAACTGGTTTGTCGGGCGCGCGGTGCGCTGCTCGACGGAAAGCACTTTTTCCAATGGGTTACAGTGTGGGTGTTCGGCGCGCTTATGCATGTTTCCCGCTTTCTCCAGGTTCAGCGAACTTATGATCACTTCGTATTTTGCTCCACCCAAGACACGACGGCGCCTTCAAATCTGAACCATTCGAGGGCATGACGATACTCGGCGAAACGTTGGTGCAATTCGCGTTCAAGCACATGCCCGTCGCCCTCGGTCAGCACCGTCAATAGCTCTAGCGGGTACGGATTCGCGGCTCTAAGCGAGTTTAAACGCTTTTGAACATCGCCGGCCTTGCCAATTTTCACATAGTCGCCGCAACGGATTACATACACGTCGCATGGCTCGCGGCCAGGGGTATCGAAGTTTTCCTCAAACGCATTCGCATCTTCGGGACGGACGCGGACCATGGTCTTACCGATTGTGATTGCCGGCAATTCGCCGGTGCGGATCAAGGTCAGCACCATAGTCGCCGAACAATTCCACCTATCCGCCAACTGCGCCGGCGACAGTAAAGACGCCATTTTCAAATCTCCAAACTATCCGCCAAGTCCCGCAAATGGCCGGGGCTGTAGCGGGCGTAAACTTTCTCTGTGATTCTGCTGTCGGAATGCCCCAGGAACTGCGCGATCCTGGTCATCGTGTGGCCGTCTTCGGCCATCCACACCGCCGCGCTGTGGCGTAGCACGTGCGGTGTCACGCCTTCGAGCTTCGCCGACTTCGCCGCCGCCCGGATGCCCGTCTTGATCGATGCCACCTGCGCGCCGGCCCATTCGATCACATAGGGCGACAGCGCGGCCTGCTTGGCGAGTAGCAGCGCATCGCGCAGGCTGTTGTTCATCGGGACTGTCGCGCGGCGCTTGCGCTGCGTGATGTCCTCCACATTGGTCAGCGAGATCGTGTTGCGGTCGAAGTCGACGCGCAGCCACGTCAGCTCGAGCGCGGCCGAGACACGGGCGCCGGTTCCGATCATCAGCCGGATCGCCAGCGCGATATGCGGCACCTTGGCGTGCTCTATCAGCTTGCGCACTTCGTCGCGCGTCAGGTAGCGGTCCTTCGGCGCCGGCTTCGATGGCCGCTCGATCTTCGGCGCATCGGTGATCAGCTTCGCGTCGCGTGCCCATACCAATATCGATCGGAGATGGCCGAGTTCGGTATGCACGGTTCCGACGCTCTTGCCGGTGCCGTACCGCTCGACGGCGTAGAGCCGGCAAAGGTCGGTCGTGATCTGGCCGGGATCGAGCTTGCCGAACGTTGGCGCGAGTGCCTTCCATGTGTGGGCCATGGTTTGGAGTACGACCTTGCCGGCCTTGTCCTTCTGGTAGCCAGCCCACAGGTCTGCGACAGTCCGGCCTACCGGCCGCGTGAGTTCCGCGTATCGAGCCGCGGCAAGCGCTTTCGCTTCTCGGGCGTCGGAAGTTCCAAGACGGTAGCGCCGCCGTGTAGATCGTCCGTCGGGCTGCTCTTCGTCCCAGGCAACGCAGAATTCTCCGTTGAGCCTTGTGAGCCGCCATTCGAGTTCGTCGGATTTTTGCATTCGAATTCCTCCACCACATCAGCGCGAACGCGCAACATCCGACCTATGCGGAAATAATTCAAGCGGCCTTCGGCCAATAGGTCGCGGACGTGCCTGGCGGAACAGCCCCAACGCTCGGCCAGGGTTTCGGGCGAGTAGACGTGCGTCATTTCGGATCCATCTCCAAAGCGTCGAGCAGAAGGTCGGTGACCGCGCCGCAGACTTCCGGCCCGCTCAGATTCTCCCGCCGCAATTCGTTGACCTTGTCGAGCACGTCGATCAGCAAGCCTTTCGACGCCAGCCCGACCACCAGTCCCTGCGCCGCGGCGACGCGAACGACGTTGGCGAAGCTCGGCGCGCGCTTCGAGCTTTTCCAGTTCTCGACCGTGAACCGGCCGAGTTTGGCGTCGGTGGCGCGCTCTGCTTCGGAGCAGTTTTCCATCAAGGTCTTGATGACGGGATGCATGGTCGATTTCCTTGCCGCACGGGGGCGCAGTTGCTTGGAGTATGTGTAATTGGCGAGCGTGTCGTAGTTGACGCCGGCCAGTTCCGCGACACGGGTAAGCGGCATGTTGGCCGGGTAGCGGGCGAGCAGGTTTACATAATAGGACCGCTTGCTCGGTCTTCCACTTGGCCGTCCAGTCGGTTTTGACATGTTGAATTTGACCCTCATAAAAACTTCTACATTTTTCAACAATTACTCTTGCCTTTCGACAAAGACAAGCTATAAGAGCGTTACACATCGACAAATTTTTCGGAGTTGGCGGATGCCCGAAGATGTCAAGAAGCGCAAGCTCGGCACGGATGAAATGCTACCGCGCCTGGAGCAGGCGATAGAGAAAAGCGGGCTCAGCGCTACGGCGTTCGGCTACATGTTCTTCAGCGATCCGACGATCATGAACAAGCTGCGCAACCGCGGCCGGCGGCTTTACAAGCTGCGCGAGGTCGCCGAGAAGGCTTGCCAGGAGTTCGGCGTATGACCAGCTATTCTTCAGGCGACCGGGTTCGCGTGCTTCGGGATTTCATGAGCGTTGCCAAGGGTGACATCGTCACTCTTCGCAGCTATGACGCATGGCACAAAGGTTGGTGGCTCGACGAAATAGCGTGTTGGCTCGCCGAGGAACATTTCGAACACGCTGATAAACCAGCCGTTGCGGTTGATCACGAAAAAGTGATCGACTATCCGGACGGCAATCCGAAGACGGTTTACGGAATGCAGAAGCCGGCAATGTCAGCGGTTCCGCCACTTGTACTTTTGCAACTCGGCGGGGTCATGTCGCTCGGCGCCCGCAAATACGGTCGTTTCAACTGGCGCGACAAGAGCGTCACGGCTTCCGTCTATACGGACGCGATCAATCGCCATTTGCTGCTTTGGGTTGACGGCGAGGAAAATGATCCTGAATCCCGCTGCTCGCATTTGGCGCACATCATGGCCTGCTGTGCCGTTTTGATCGACGCTGCGGCCAGCGGAAAACTCAACGACGACAGATCGAAAACTAATCAGGTGGCCGAATATATTGACGGCTATGAAGTTAACGCTAATATACCTTAATAGCGGTTAATTTTCTGATTTTTATCAAAAAATTGGTCTTGTCAAGGGGTTGGGGCGACAGTGGTTTGACTTTTGAAGCGGGTGGGTGTGCGGCGCATTTCGGGGCGGTATCCGTTTTATGCGTCGGTCGGGTGAAAATTATGCGTTGACGCATAGCATATACAGGTGTAGGAATTTGTTCCTGTAATGTTCTTATGAGGGATTTGATGATGGCGACGATTTTGATGGTTGATCTTGGGACATTAAGCGGGTTCTGCGTCGGCACTGCCGACAATCACATCTCGGGCGTGTGGAATCTCAAGGGCGGCCGCTACGAAGGCGGCGGCATGAGGTTCGTCCATTTCCGCAAGTACCTCAACGACATCGCGGCGGCGTTCGCCATCGACCAGGTCTACTTCGAAGAAGTGCGCCGGCATAAGGGCGTCGACGCGGCCCATGTGTATGGCGGCTTGATGGCCGTGCTGACAAGCTGGTGCGAAGAGCGCGGCATTCCGTATAGCGGCCTGACGGTCGGCAACATCAAGAAAAACTGGACCGGGCTCGGCAACGCATCGAAAGAAGCGATGATCGAGGTCGCCGAAGACCGGGGCTACCAGCCGAAGGACGATAACGAAGCTGATGCCATCGCCGGCTTCCATCTTGGGCTGTCGAAGCTTTAATCTCCGCGCTGAATTTAGCGAATGAAATTGATCAACAATATAGGTGATGTTGAAATGAGCGCCGAAGTTTTAACATACGAAATCGCGGCAAAGCTGCTTCGGTACGAACCGGAAACCGGCAAATTATTTTGGCGGTGGCGCCCGGCAGAGATGTTTACCCGTCGGCGCTGCTGGCTCACCTGGAATACGCGGTACGCTGATCGGGAAGCGTTCACGTCGACAAATGTCCAAGGATATAGGCAAGGAAGAATTGCACCGATGATGCTGAAAGCTCATCGCGTCGCATGGCTGTTGACCTATGGAGAGTGGCCGGAAACCGGCATCGACCACGTCGACGGCAACCGCCTGAACAACCGCATTGAAAACCTTCGCCTAGCGCCGCAGCGCGTTAACGCCAAAAATGCAAAGCTCAGCCGCAGCAACACGAGCGGCTGCACGGGAGTGAACTGGATCCAACGCGAGCGCAAGTGGCGCGCACACGCCAAGGTCGACGGCCACGATATCCATCTCGGCTATTTCAGTAATTTCGACGACGCGGTTGCCGCTCGCCGGGAAGCCAACATGCTTTATGGTTTTACCGAGCGCCACGGGACGGCAGCATGAGCGCGCTCTACCCCTACCAGGTCGAAGGTTCCGAATGGCTAGCCGAGCGAAAGCGGGCCATGTTGGCGGATGACATGGGCCTCGGGAAATCGGCGCAGTTGATCAGCGCCTGCGATCTCGTCTTCGCCGTCGACGTGCTGGTTATATGCCCCGCATCGATCGTCGCCAATTGGCAGCGTGAGATCGAGATGTGGCGGGTCGGCCAATGGACGGCCACGGTCGTCAGCTATGAAGGCATGCGCGCCCGGCATGAAGAATTTATGGCCAAGCGCTGGAGCGTCCTTGCGGTGGACGAAGCTCATTACATGAAGAGCCCGACCGCCAAGCGCACGCTGGCCGTCTACGGCGACACGACAGGCATTATTCGGGAGTTTGAAGGGCTCGTCGACCGGGCCGAATATGTTTGGGTTGCCACCGGGACGCCTCAGCCTAATTTTCCGAATGAGCTTTACACGCATTTCAAGGCCCTGCGGCCGGACTTGATCGTCGGGCCACGCTCGGGCCGGGTCTACACGCACGAGCAATTCAATTCGCATTTTTGTGAAATGAGGCCGGCCTTCCAGGGCATGAAGATCGTCGGTTCCAAGAACGAAACGGAGTTAGCCGTCAAGCTTTCGCGATTGGCCCTCCGGCGATTGAAGGAAAGCGTTCTGCCCGAGCTGCCCGAAGTCCGATTCAGCGAATTCGTCGTCGACGCCGACCTGACCGATGTCGATCTCGGCATCAATCCGATCGAGGCGAAGATGATCAAGGTCGTGCTCGAGCGCGACGGCGTGGCCGGACTGAAGTCGGCCGTGACGCATCTGGCGTCGCTCCGCAGAGTGACGGGATTGGCCAAGGTCAAGGCCGTCGCCGAGTATATCAGGATGTTCCTCGAAACGACCGATCGCAAGATCGTGGTCTTCGCGCACCATACCGAAGTGATCGCCGCGCTGCGCAAGCAGCGTGGGCTGCAGGGCGCCGTGGCGCTGACCGGCGCGACGAAGATCGGGGAACGCGGCGAAGTCGTCAGGGAGTTTCAGTCCAACCCGAACATCCGGGTTTTCTTCGGCCAGATCCAGGCAGCGGGAACCGGCAACACATTGACCGCGGCGTCCGACCTGCTGTTCGTCGAATCTTCGTGGGTTCCGGCGGAGAATGCTCAAGCTGCCATGCGGATCCACCGGATCGGGCAGAAATCGCTGTGCAACGTCCGTTACGCCGTGCTGCCAAAGTCTGTCGACGGGCTGGTGATGCGCGCGGTCATGCGTAAGAGCGAGAGTATCGCGAAAGTGATGGGCGAAGCTACGCCCTGAATGTTGAATTTAACGAACCAAAATCTTCAACAAGAGAAAGGCCGACTAAAATGAACATCAAGCTTGAAATCACCGCCGACAGTGCAGACCAAGTGCTCGAAACCCTTCGGGCGCTGTCGGCGACGACGGTCATCCAGGCCGCGCAGTACCAGGGGGCCGTCGTCAACGCTACCGAAGCCGCGGCCAAGGCCGAAGCCGAGCAGCCCAAGTCGGCCCGTGGCCGCAAGGCCAGCAACGTCGTCTCGCTCGCCGACGCTAAGGTTGAGTCGAACCCCTCTTACAGAACGCCGGAACAGATCGGCAAGGACGCGATCGAGGCGGCTGATAAGTTCGTGGAAGCAGTCGAAGACCCCAAGGCGGATGCCAAAGCCGCCGACCTCGCCGAGAGCCTGGAGGAAGAGTCCACGCCGCCGAAGCCCGAGCTGAGCGTCGACCTAGTACGCAAATACGCGGTCAAGACGGTCAACGAACTAGCCAAGGCGTCCGGCGCCACCGACGCGGCGGGCATGCAGAGCAAGGCCCGCGAAGCCTTCAACGAGATGCTGAAGCATTTCGGCAAGGAGAAGTTCACGGAGATCGACGCCGGCAAGATGGGCGAAGTCCACGATTGGCTGGTCGCCAAGCGCGCTTCGGCTTCTTTGCCGGCGCTCGACATCGCAACTCTGGTGTGAGGTGGCGGCTATGTCCTATCTTTTTGGATATGCGTCGGTGCTGCTCAGGCTTCAGGATATCGATTTTTCGTTCCTAACTCCGACGCGTCGTTACGGGCCAGGTCGCAAGGCGAACGTGATCAAGACAGGCAAGGTCTACCCGCATTCGTCGACCCGGCAGCGCGCCCATTACGCTCGCCAGATCGCGGCCGGCCAGTTGAAGATGGCGGGTACGCCATGAGCAAGGAGGCTTTGAAGCGCGCATTTGATGCCGGCGTGCTCGTGGGAAAATGCCGGGTAACGGACGAAAGCGCGTCCTTTGAAAAATGGTGGCAGGAGCAGGTCGCCGCGTTCCAGAACAGTCGTCCGCCGGCAAGACGCGATGTATATCTAACCTTCGATGCGGATGTCGAGCGCTACATGACCGGGGGTGACAAGTATTATGACCAAGACCGCCCACTCTGACCGCGCCCACGCCACGCTCGCGCCATCTGCCGCCCATCGATGGATGGTCTGCCCCGGCTCGGTCGTGCTCGAACAGGGCTTTCCGAACACCACGTCGGTTTATGCCGCCGAAGGCACGGCTGCTCACGAACTGGCGGCGTGGTGTCTCTCAAACGACGAAGAGCCCGAAGAACATCTTGGGCTCTATGTCGACATCCGCGCCGAGCATGGCAACGTGCTGGTGGACCTCGGCGCGGATGACGAACAGGTGATGGAAGACAACCGCTATTTCGTCATCGACGACGACATGGTGGCCGCCGTCACCGTCTACACCGACTTCGTGCGCGGCTTGCTCAAGCAGTCGAAGGACTACGAGATGCATGTCGAACAGCGTCTCGACGGCACGCACCTGCATCCGGAGATATTCGGGACCGGCGACTTCACCGGCTATTCCGAAGAACTGCGGCTGCTCGACGTGGTCGACTACAAGCACGGCAAGGGCCACAGCGTCGATGTCAGCGAAAACCCGCAACTGATGCTCTACGGGGCTCTGACGGTCCAGCGGTTCCACAATCGGCCGGTCGAGAAGATCCGGCTGCATATCGTGCAACCGCGGGCCGGCGGCAAGCAGATCAAGACCGCCGAATACGACCTTTTCGACGTGTACGAGTTCGAGAATGCGATCGTGGCGGCTGCTGGCCGCGTAGATGAAGCCGAAGCAGCATTGGATGAGTTTAACGTCAAGGAAACCCCTTGGCAAAACGCGTACCTGACTGCTGGCGAGCACTGCAAGTTCTGCCGTGCGCTCGCCACCTGCCCCGCTGCCCGAGCCAACGCCCTCGAAACCGCCAAGGCGGAATTCGATGTCGAAGGCGAAATGGCCCTGCCGGCCATCAGCAAGATGACCAGCGAAGAACTGGCCGACCTGCTGCTCAAGGCCGACACGATCCTGACATGGGCGAAAGCCGTGCAGAAGCACGCCCACGAAGAAGCCTGTCTCGGCCGCATGCCGGTCGGCTTCAAGCTGGTGGCCAAGCGCGCCACCCGCAAATGGCGCGACGACGATCTCGCCGTCAAGCAGCTCGGCCAGGTGCTTCTCAGGAAAGACCTGTTCGAAGAGCCGAAGCTGAAGAGCCCGGCGAAGGTCGAAAAGCTGCTCAAGCCCAAGCCGTTCGCGGCGTGGGTCGAGAAGAACACGCACGACGGGGTCGGCCCCGTCGTCAGCCAATCGTCCGGCACGAACCTTGTGCCGGTCAGCGATCCGCGTCCGGCGGTCAAGGCGGACGCGGCGAGTGAATTCGAAGCGGTCGAATAGGCCATAACCTGGAGAAGACTGATGTCTGATGCATTGATGAAAGCCAAAATCTCGGAAAAGACGGGCAACGTCGTCATGTGCAAGATGCGCATGATGTACGCCAACCTGATCACGCCCGGCTTCCCGTCGAAGAACGAACGCCGGCCCGAGAAGAAGCAGTGGCAGGTGACGGGGCTCATTCCCGTCGGGTCCGACGTGAAGGTGCTCGAAGAAGAGATCGAGCGCGTGATCAAGGACAACCTCACCCCGGCGCAGCGGGCGAAGACCAAGATCGAGAGCCCGATCAAGGAAACCGCCAAGAACGCGACCCTGGCGGCACTGGCGGAGGAATACCCCTATTTCATCCGCACGTCGGCGAAGTGCTTCGATCGCTCGGGCAAGCCCCGGCCGCGTCCCGATGTCGTCGACAACAAGGGCAATACCGTGCCCGAGATCGAGGAAGCCGACCAGCTTTACAATGGCCGGTGGTTCCGCCCGTCGCTGCAGCCATACTGGTACGACAACGAGAACCAGGGCGTCAGCCTCGGGCTCGCCAACGTCCAGCTTCTGGCCCATGCCGAGCCGTTGGCCGGCGGCAAGGCGTCGGCTTCCGCGGATTTCGAGCCGGTCGAGGACGAAGACCTCGCCGAGCTTGAAGATTCGGCTTTCGAGTGAGGGCTGACCAATGGCCTGTAACTGCATCGAAGTCGTCGACCAGAAGCTGAAGGAGCGGAACACGCGTCTTCAGGCCACGATCATCTTTTCCGATCCGATGCGGCACACCGTATCGCTCGGGACAGAACAACTCGAAAAGGGCCGCGGGAAGGCTAAGGCGGTGGCGATGCTACCAACCTTCTGCCCGTTCTGCGGCGTGCGTTATGTCGAAGCGGAGGCTAAAACCGATGGCTGACATCGATCCCGAAGCACCGACCTCGGACGGCAAGCCCCGCCCGAACAACATCGCCGGCCAGGAACTGTCGCAGTTCATAGACCGTATCGAGCGCCTGGAGACGGAAATTCAGGGGCTCAAGGGCGACAAGTCCGATATCTACGGCGAAGCTAAGGGCTGCGGCTACGACACCCGCACGATCCGCAAGATCGTCGCCCTTCGCAAGAAGGACGCCGACGAGCGGCGCGAGGAAGAAGACCTGCTCGACGCCTACCTGCATGCGATCGGCATGATCTGAATCTGTCGCGGCCGGCGGTTCGCTGTCGGCCGCGATGTTGAATTTAACGAAGGAGATTTATCGACATGAGCTACGTTTCCGTTGGTATCGGCACAGTGATCGGCCATCTCGCTCTCGCATATTTCAATGGCCAGGATTGGCATCTTGCGACAGTCCATTCGATCGTTGGCGGCACCGCGCTCATGGCGCACGCCATCGTGACGGCTACCGTGTTTCGCCGCTGAACATGTTTCCCGTCCCCGCCAACCTCGCCGGCCTGACGCTCTATCCGACCCCTGACGGCCGGTGGCAGGCCGCCGTCACCGTCGACCGCATCGGCTGGCGCGTGGCGGTGGACGCCGACCCGTGGGCGGCTGTGACTGCCGCTTTGGGGCTGTTGATCGAGGATGCGGTCGACGTGGATTTGGAGGACTTGCTTTGATTCTGATCGGCGACAGTCTGGAGACATTGAAGACGCTGCCAACCGAGAGCGTGCATTGCTGCGTCACTTCCCCGCCATATTGGGGGCTGCGCGATTATGATGTCGACGGCCAGATCGGGCTGGAGCCTTCGCTCGGGTTGCATCTTCAGGCACTGGTCGACGTGTTCGAGGAAGTGCGGCGTGTGCTGCGCAAGGACGGCACGCTTTGGCTGAACTACGGTGACGCATACGCATCGGCGCCAAATGGCCGGTCGGCGGCCGACACGAAGGCCGCAGGCAATGACGATCGGACGTTCATGGACAAGCCCATTTCGACGGTCGGCGGGGTTTTGAAGCCGAAAGATCGGATGATGCTGCCGGCACGCGTGGCGATTGCGCTTCAGGAAAGCGGCTGGTGGCTGCGCGACGAAATCATTTGGCACAAGCCGAACCCAATGCCGAGCAGCGTGCGCGACCGCACCACGCCAGCGCACGAGATGATCTATTTACTGAGCAAGTCGGCCAAGTATTTTTATGATTTTGAAGCCATTAGAGAGCCCGCCAGTTCTGCAAAACCGTCGGGACCGAATTCGTATCTAAATGTCGATCACGTGCCGCGAAGCCGAAAACTAAAAGTGCCGGGCGGTTGGGACAAAGGCGATGGCGCGCACGGCACCATTCATCGCGACGGACGCACTGAAGCGGAATACGTCGAAGCTGAAATCAGCCCGTGGAAGAACAAGCGCTCCGTTTGGACGATTGCGCCCAAGCCCTTTCCTGAAGCCCATTTCGCCACCTTCCCGCCAGACCTGATCGAGCCCTGCATCAAAGCGGGCTGCCCTGTCGGCGGCGTCGTTCTCGACCCATTCTTCGGCGCCGGCACGACCGGGCTCGTGGCGGCCAGGCTCGGCCGCCAATTCATCGGCATCGAACTGAACCCCAAATACGCGGCCATCGCCGAGCACCGCATTTTCGCCGATGCGTTGGGAGATTTGCTATGAGAAACAATTTCGGCGGCACCTGCTACCGATGTCAAAAGTGGGTTGAGCCCGGCGACGGCCATTTCGAACGTTTCCGTGGCGGATGGCGCGTTCAGCATGCGATCTGCGCAATCGAATGCCGCGGCACGCCCGATCCGGAGCGAGAAGCCGACACACTGGCCCGGCGGCAGCGTCTGTCCAAAGGGACCGGCAGGACTGCGCAGCGCGCCCGCAAGCGCCTTCGTGACGAGGGCCTGCTATGAAGCTCCACCGCGACTACGAAACCCGCTCGACCGTCGACCTGAAGAAGACCGGCAGCCACGTCTACATGCGCCATCCGACAACGGATATCTGGTGCTGCAGTTACACCGTCGACGACGGGCCAGTGAAGATACGGCTGCCGGGAATGCCTGTGCCGGCGGAATTCCTCGAAGCGGCCGAAGACCCGGAAGCCGAATGTTGGGCGCACAATTGCGCGTTCGAGCAGGATGTCGAGCGGCATATCGCCGGCCCAAGATACGGCTTCCCGGTGTTCGAGATCGAGAAGCAGCGCTGCACGATGGTGACGGGCTATGCGCTGTCGCTGCCGGGCTCGCTGGAGATGGCCGCGCCGGCTGTTGGCATGAAGGAAGGCAAGGACACGATCGGTGGCCGCCTGATGTTGCAATTGGCGAAGCCGCGGAAGGTCGAGCTTGCGCCAGGCTTCGACGCCATCCCCTTCACGGCCATCCGCGTCCAGGAAATGGATGCTGACGGCTGGGAGGTTTACGAAGTGGACGGTCGCCAATGCGCTCGCGTGCGCTGGTGGAACGACCCCGAGAAGCTGCAGCGGCTCTACGACTATTGCGGCCAGGATACCGTCGTCGAGCGCGAATACGAAAAGCGTTTAAGGAAGCTGAAGCAGTCCGAGTTGGAGCTATGGCATCTCGATCAGCGCATCAACCAGCGCGGCGTCTATATCGACCAGAAGCTCGCCGAAGCCGCCAAGCAGATCGTCGAAGCGGCGGAAGACGACCTCGATTCGCGCATGAAGGCACTGACCAAGGGTGAAGTGACCGGCTGCTCGAACCGCAACCAGATGCTGGCCTTCGTCCGTGCGCGGGGGCTCGATATCGACAGCCTGAACAAGGCCACGCTCGAAGAAGTCTATGACGACGGGGTTCTCGCCAGGATAAAGGAATTCGAAGAGCGGGCGGCCGAGAGTGACGACCCTCAACTGCTTGAATGGCTATGGACGCTGACAGGCTCGACGGAAGCACGAGCCGAGATCGTCGAGAAGGCCCTGGACCTATGGCGCATGGCGGCGCGCGCCAGCGTAGCCAAAATCGAGACGCTGTTGCGGGGCGCGGATCCGGACGATTTGCGTGTGCGCGGGCTGCTGCAGTTCAATGCTGCTTCGACCGGCCGGTGGGGCGGGCGGCGCTTTCAGCCGCAAAACCTCAAGCGGCCGGAAGAGAGCGATATCGACACGCTGATCGAAATCATCGCTGCCGGCGACTATGCGACTTTGGCCATGCTATACGACGACCCGCTCTCGGCGGTGTCGGACATCCTTCGCGGGCTGATCTGCGCCGAGCCGGGCAAGAAGATCGTGGCGGCCGACTATTCCAACATTGAAGGCCGCGTGCTCGCGTGGCTGGCCGGCGAAACATGGAAGCTGCAGGCGTTTCGCGACTTCGATAACGGCATCGGCCACGATCTATACAAGATCACGGCCGGCGGCATCCTGCGCAAACGTCCGGAGGACGTGACCAAGTCCGAGCGTCAGAGCCACGGAAAGGTTCCCGAATTGGCCCTTGGCTACCAGGGCGGCGTCGGTGCGTTCAAGCAGATGGCGGCCGGCTATGGCGTCGACCTGCCGGACGAAGAGATAATCGAAATCAGGGATGGCTGGCGGGCCAAGCATCCGGCCATCAAGCAGTTTTGGTATGACATGGAAGAAGCGGCTATGGCCGCGGTCGCCAAAGGTGGAACCCATGTCGTCGCCAACGGCAAGATCGTCTTCAAAAAGGCGGGTAGTTTCCTGTTCATGCGGCTGCCGAGCGGCCGACTGCTGAGCTATCCCTATCCCAAGATCGAGTGGGTAAAGACGAAATGGGAAGATGAAGATGGCAAGCCGATCTTCAAGCAGGCGCTGACCTACTTTTCGACGATCGACCCGTCGAAGAAGGCCAAGATCGTCTCGGACCCTGGCAACACGTCGACATGGGCGCGCATTTCGACATATGGCGGCATGCTGGCCGAGAACGCGACGCAGGCCGCGTCTCGGGACATCCTGGCCGACGCGATGCCGCGCCTCGAAGCTGCCGGCTATCCCTGCATTTTGACCGTTCATGACGAAATAGTAAGTGAGCCTTACGAAAATTTCGGATCGGTTGAAGAGTTCGAAAAGATCATGACGACGCTGCCAAAATGGGCTGCCGGTCTACCGGTGGCGGCAGAAGGTTTTCAGGGAAACAGATATCGAAAGTGAGGTGATGCAATTGCCGAATACCGGAGATCCGGTCCACAGACCACCGTTGTAGCTGGGCCGCTTTTGAGCGGCCCTTAATCGTCCAGCCGCTCGGCCAAACATGCCGCTGAGTGATGGCCGTACACGCGCTCGACAGTCTGTATCGTGTCGCCGAGCAGTTTCGCCACATCGAACACTGATTTTCCCTCTTGGAGTAGGTGGGAAGCCCTGGTGTGCCGCATGCAATGCGGATTGGCGCGATCAGCCATCCCAAGCCCTTCAAGAAGCTCACGATATGGGGCATAGAAATCGGCCCGCTGAAACAGCCGTTCGTTCGGGCTCGACAGCCACAGCGCATGCAATGGCGCTTCCATCTTCTTCAGGATAGGCACGATCGGCTGCCGCTTCTTGGTCGTGATCTTGCCGGGCAGTTGCAGGGTGATTCGGCGCGTCTCCCAATTGACCTGCGACCGGCGCAGGTTCTCGATTGATGCGCGGCGCGCGCCCGTGTAATAGAGCAGCTTCACGAAATGCTCCAGTTCCCCGCCGCCCTGCGACGCCGCCCAAAAGATCCTGGCAAGCTCTTCCCGGCTGTAATAGGACGCTTCGTCGTCATAGCCGATCAGCTTCTCGTGCGGGTATTCGATCGATGGCATGGCCAGAATGCGCTTCCAGCGCAGCGCATGCTTCGCTGCCGCGTGCAGCACGGCCAGTTCCCGTTTGATCGTGGCATCGCTGCCGGTCTTGTCTTTGCGCTTCGCGCCGCCACCGATCTTCCCGGAGCGTCGAACTTCTGCGTATTCTCTTGAATGAACTATATCGATATCTTCAACAGCGCGGCTGCCGAAAAACGCCTTCAGGTGCTTGACGATATTGTCCCTGCGCTCGGGGTCGGCAACGCGATGCTCAAGACAATACTGGTCGAGCATGTCGCTCACAGCAAGTCTTCGAGGCCCTTTTCGTCGATCGACGGTCGGCTCAAAAGTCGTGCTCGAAGGGACCGGGCGGCTTCGAGTCTTGCCGCTATCGTCTTTCCAGTAGAGCCGGAACGTGCCTTCTTCGGTTTGGCGGATTTCCTGGCCACGCATGGTTTAGCTCGCTTCTCCGGTAGGGATTGGTGCACTTTTCGCGCCTTTCAGCAGTTTCATGACTTCGATCGCCACCCCCCACGGCACACGTTGATTGACGCGCAAGAAAGCTTCGTCGTTCCCCGCATCCTGCACGTCGAGCGGCGGGGCCTGCATCATCACCGATGATGGCGCGGCTTGCGGCGGCAGCAGGTCGGTGGTCTTGACGCCGAGCACATGCGCCAGCGCTTCGAGCACCGCGGCGCGTGGTATGACCTTCCCGTTGATATAAATGGAGATCGAATCCCGGCTGATCTTGCTGTCTTTTCCCAAGTGCTGCTGCACTCGGCGGGCCAATTCCGCCTGGTTCCACCCCTTGGCGGCCATGGCATTATATAGATTTCTGGAAAATTCCAGACGAGCACGCTCTTTCGGGAGCAAAGCGACTTCCGATGTCGTTTGATTATGGAAATGACGTGGCATAAATATCCTCAACAAAAATCAACAATGTCCAACATCTAGTGGACAAAAGCTAATTTTGCAAGAGGCTATTTTTCAGAACGACACCGTACAATTTACGGTAAACGCATGCTTCCAGACAACAAAAACGCGACAAATCCGGAGCCGATACCGCCAACAATGAGCCACATGATCCTGGAGAGGATGCTCTTGATGCCCTGCAAATCAAGCTCAATTTGCTGAAATTTCACATCCTGGCGGGCGTTGAAAATATCGGCCTGACGCTGCCACGCTTCTACGACAAGCAATCGCTGCTCCTTTGCTGTTGAAGCGTGTTCCAGCGCCGCGACGCGGCCACGGAGGTCTTGATTTTCCATCGCCGTATCCGTCACGCGACCCCCGAAACGTTGACCTGAGTGGCTCCCTGGTTGCCGAACCGGATCCAGAGCGATGCCGCCGTCGCCACGAATGTGACGGTGTTGGTGCCGAGCGCCAATACCGCGTAGTTTATAATGCTGCCGTCGCCTTGCGACGTGCCGACCGCCAGCGCGCCGAAAGCGTAGCCGCTCGCCGTATAGCTGAATGCATATTTCCGGCCGATCTCCAGCCCTGTCACCTGCTGGTCGGCGAAAGCGGAATTGGTGCCGTCGCCGGTCAGATTGAGCGTGCCGGTCGGGCTGTTGGTGTGCACGGTCGTGCCTTCCGCTGGAAAGGCCGACATCGACCAGCCGGAGGGCGACAGCGGCAGCCGGCCGATCGCGCTCGTGGTCAGGTTGAGCGCCTTCTTGCGCCTGGTGAGCTGCGGCATGTCAGACCGCCTGCGCGTGGACGGTGAGCTTGTAGACTTCGCTGTTGGCGGCGGGCGTGAACGCGCCAACCGTCACTAGGTACGCAAACAGCCCTGTGCCAGAGAGTTTCAGTTGCTTGTTGATGTTGTTGACCTCGACGTAGAGCGTCGATCCAATATCGACCAGGGACGGAATGTCGATCTTGCCGAGCAGCGACGCGCGGTCGCCGGACGCAATGTCGAACGCGCCGTTGTCGGCGATGGCGGACGGCGGCGTGACGTTGTAGAGCCAAAGCTGCCAGGTCGTCTGCCCCGACGGGATGGCTGCGATGTCGCCTTCGAGCTGCAGGCCGGTGATCATGATCGCGCCTGCGCTTGGACCGATGGAGGCGATCGATAGCGCGCCGCCCATCACGTCGTTTGCCGTGTACGCCGTCGTGTTTGCTGGCCGCGTGATCGTCACGGCGACATCGTAGGCCGCCGTGACCTGGTTGACGTTCAGTGTCGACTGGTCGCTCGGCAGCACGACTTTGAGAGACTGCGACATAGTGCCTTGGCCGAGCGCGGTCGGCAGAAGCGCGATCAACGAAGTCAACCGTTGGGCGATGCGCTGCAGGCGCCCGTTCAAACCGCTGGAGGCGGTATCGCTTGCCGGCGCTGTTTCGGTCAGGGCGCCGATATTGGCGTCATCGGTGGCGATATTGACCGCGGGACTCTGCGCCACGGTGCGGGCGCCGAGCTGCGCCACCGCCCGGCTGGAGATGGTAGTGAGGTTCTGAGCAATGCGTTGTAGACGACCATTTAAACCGCTGCTGGCGGTATCGCTTGCCGGCGCAGTTTCTGTCAGCGCGCCAAGCTTGCCCTGCAGGTCGTCGTCGCTCGCGACTGTGACGGCCAATGACGCTGACTTGGTAGTCTGACCGAGTGCGGTGGGGAGAAGGGCGATCAACGAAGTCAATCGCTGGGCGATGCGCTGAAGCCGTCCATTCAAGCCACTGGAAGCCGTATCGGTCGCAGGCGCTGTTTCCGTGACGATGCCGAGTTTTGCTTGAATGTCGTCGTCGGATGCGAGCGTGACGGGCAGCGACGCAGTCTTGACACCCTGGCCGAAAGCCAGATCGGCCGCCGCGCCGTCGGCGCCGATGCCGACCTTGACGCGCTGATACATGACCCCGCCGACATCGTCGGCTGCGATTGTCGTGCCGGAGCCTGCGGTTATTGCAACGTTGTCGACCATGTCATGACGCCTTTGTTAGAACCAGAAGAAGACCAGTGGGTTGGCCGGCCGTAGAAGGTACGGGAGGCGTGCCGCCTCCTTTGGCGGGAGAGCCTTTCGCGGGCGACAGCCCCAATCGCATTTGAAAAGCCATCGCCCAACCCCTTACGCGTCGAGGATGAGCGAAAGCGTCTTGCCGTTGGTCGCTTTGGCTTCCCAACGGGTTCCCGACTTCACCAGCCAGCCCGTCGACGTGGTGATCGCCGTTCCGCCGGAAGTGACTTCGAGCACGCGAATGTCGGCGTCGACCGGAAGGACGAACCAGAACTGGTCGTCTGCGTCAGCCGTAAGCCCGCTTTCGCTGGCAGTGCTGACGCTCTTCTTTTCCATATGGTCGTAGCCGGCATTCGGCACAGGCATATCGGACGGGCCGGCCGCGCGCTTGGCGAGAATGATCGTCGTGTTGGTGGCCATCGCAGCCTCACTTCTGGACGGGCGGCTGCGGCGCCACCAGGCCGGTCAATCCGTCGCGGCTGATGTTGACGCCGAGTTTGATGACGCTGTTGGCTGCAAGCACGCCGCCTGCGATCTGCGCCGCGGTCGCCGGATTCACGCCGAGCGTGGTCCAATCGTAGGTCACGAGCGAGCCGATGATCAGCGATGCGAAGTTCAGCAGATTGTGGAAGAGATTGGCGTTCATGCGCTTGCTCCTGTCAGGGCGGTGTTGAAATGGCTGGCGTAGCCGGCGATTTTGCCGGCGCAGTCGAGCCCGTTGATGATCTTGCGGGCATTGGTGAAATCGGTTTTCTTGCCGAGAAAGTCGGCGAGCCTCTTGCCGGTAAACCAGCCTTCCGTCATGCCCCGGATCATTATCTTGGCGGCGTTGCTGGGCTCCAGCACCTGTTCGGGGAACCGGACGAAAGGCGCGCCAAGCTCGCGCTGCGCACGCTCGTAATTGTGAAGCCACGTCAGTTGCACGTAACCGCGGCCGTAATAGACCTTGTTGAACGGCCCCGACGGTATGCCGTACTTCCGGCCGCGGCCTTTGCCGAACTCCTCGATCGGCTGCATCGTGTGCGCCGTCTCGTGGAAAGCCGTGGCGAGCATGTATGCCAGCCAGCGCAGATCGGTCAGCCCGGCGGCCTGAAAAGCATCCATGATCGCTTCGCAGCCGCTGACCTGGTCGGGCAACAGGCGGCCACCGAAGATGCTTTCCCGGACTGCATTGAAAAAGACCGCTCTGTTCATTTGCCGACCTCTGTCGAACGTTTTTGATCGTTATTTTCTACACTATCCGGTTGACGATTTCCAGATGCGGCCGCGAGCAGTTTGTTGAGCCTGGCGTTCCATGCCGGCGTGCCGATTTCCTTGACGTTGCGGGTCAAGAGGTGCTGCGCCAAGTCAGGATTGAACCACAGATCGGTCAGAATGTGCTCCACGTCCTGCGTTTTCGTGCTCATGCTGCCGATCGCGTCAGCAAACAGGCGAAGCGTGCGCGTGACACCGCCGCCCTTCAGGACGCCGTAATGGGCCTTGGTTGCGGCCTCGATCATCCGCCACCGCTTCGACGACGTATCTTTGGCCGCAGAAAGAAAGTTCTGGAACGTGTCGGATCCGCCCGTCACCTTCACGTCCAGGTTGGCGGCCACGTCGAGCAGCTTGTGCGCCTGCCGGAGGCTGTTCATTTCCTCCGGCGTGTAGACCTTGGCCAGCGTCTGCTCGTGCTTGGCAAACAGGCGATCGAGCGCCGCACGGCTGAACTTTTCGGTATCGGGGAAGCCGACATTCTTGCCGGTCGTCGACGCCCTGCCGGTGATCCAGTCGCGCACGGCGGCCTTCAGGCCATCGGTCGCTTTCTGGTCGCCGCTGAGCCGCGCCACGAGATCGCCCATCTTCTTCGCCGGATCGCCAGAGCCCATAATGCTGGCGATGGTGTTTTCCGGGTCGTTGCCGATGGCGTGTTGCAATGCCGATCGGCGCAGCGTGTCTTCGGTCATGCCGAGATTCTGCTGCGCATACTGGACATCCATGGCCAATTGCCGCGATAGACGGCCGCCTTGATCGGCACGGGCCAATTCCTGATCGACGCGCTGCCGAAGGGCCGGAAACTGGTCGATCACCGCCTGCCGGTCACGCGCCCATTGGCGCATCCGGTCATAGCGAAGCTCGCCATTGCCGTTGAGCACGTTCGATTTGGCCAAATCACCGAGCATCCATTCGGTTGCGTTTTGCGCCGTCACCGGGTTGCCGTTGACATCGATGGCGCGCTGCAGGGAATTGGCGTCTTCGGGCTTGGCCAGGAACTTCTGCGCAAACTCGCTCGGGCGCGTGGCGCTGCTTTCGTCGCCGGTCTTCACGGCACGTTTTAGCTGCTGGCTGTATTCGCCGGCCTTGCCGGTGCGGAACCGGGGCGCGAAATTGTTGGCGTAGTTGGCCGCCGCTTGCGGATTGACGGCATCGATGCGGTCGGCCAGCATGGCGTTCAGCTTGTCGATCTGCGTCACGTCCCGGCCGGCGGCGACTGCGTCCTTGCGCATCGCGCCAACGTCAGTCTTGAGCACCTTGAGATCGCCATATGTCAAATCCCGGAAGGTCATTTCGCCGGTCTCGGGGTCGACCTGCTGCACCAGCCCGCGAATGCGGCCGAGCGCATTGGCGTAGTCGGTTCCTTGCTGCGCGGCCCGTGGCACGGTGGCATTGATGTCGTCGAGAGCTGCGCTGATGTCGGCGCCATCGATGGCCGTGTTTTGAGGAACGGCGTCGTAGAGCGCGTTCTTCTCGGCGGTGGCGGCTTCGTTCTGATTGCGAAATTCGGTGTCAAGAGCGGTCGACCGTTCCGGCTGCCGGCGGCGCGCTTCCTCTAGCATCGCATTCTGCGCGTTGATGTCCTGCGTGCCTTGCGCTTCAGCCACGCGCGCCGTTTCGAGCTTGTTCCGGGCTGCGCCAAGGGTGTCGTCATACTGCCGGGTCATGGCGTTGACCATGTCCTGGCTCTCGGCCTGCGCCGGCACGGTTGATTTGATCTTGTCGGATGCGAGCGCGTTGCGCGCTGCGTCGCTCTCGGCGAAGCGCTGCGGATTCTTGGTCCGCGCCACCTTCTCGTTCAGGGACATGCCGATGTCGTTGGCGAGCATGCCGGTCGTCGGCATCTGGTCGGCGTTGGCGAACTGGCCAAAATCCTGCTTGGCGGCTTCAAGGTTGGCGACGGTCTTGCCGGTGTCGGTCGGCATGTTCTGCGCGATGCGCGCAGCCATGTCCATTTCGGACGGCTTGAACGCCTTGTTCGTCGCCGGGTTGACTGGCGTGCTCGGGTCCGTGAACATGCCGAACTTGTCCGCGGCGAAGTCTCTCGCGTTGGAAATCGTGCTGTCGACCAAGGCGTGGCCGGCTGAATTGATCGTCGCGCCGGCATGCGCGCCCATCAGCGCAGCGGCGATCTGACCGAGCGGACCAAGCTTCTCTTTCAGCCAATCCGGGACATATTCGTTGTAGCCTTCCGACGTGACGCCGGCCGTCGTCCCTGCCAATGCGTCTCCCATCAGCGCCTTCGACGGATTGACGGCATATGGTGCTTCCATCGTCGCCAGGATTCCGCTTTCGGCCGGAGCCGCGGCGTTCTTGGCGGCCAATGCGCCACCAGCGAGCAACGCCCCGGTGCCGAACCGCAAGCCGGTGCCGAGCAGCCGGTCCTGCGCCGACACATCGTTCGGGCTGATCTGCATCGACTGGTCTTCCGGCACAGCGCCGGTCATGTGCCCGATGGCGTCTTCGGCGGAAATGCGCTTCTGGTTGAGCCAATCGGACGAGCCCGGCAGCGACGCCGGGATGCGGGTGTCGACATTGCCGCCGAACAGATTGGCGACCTTGTCCGCGCCCCAAAGAGCGGTATTGCCGAGCAGGCTCGACAAATCCACTGGCGCGCCAACAATGTCGAGCGGCGCCTTGGCCATCTGCTGCAGCTTGTAGGTAGCCGGGTCGTTGAGGTCGTTGCGTTCGCGATAATTCTGGTTGACCATGTCCTTCAGGGACTGGTCGGTGATCTCGGCTTTCGGCACTTCCGCGCCGATCGATGCAGGTGCATCGAACATCCCGGCCGTCGGCGTGACCGAATTGATGGCGTTGTGCTCAGATTGCTTGGCGACTTCCTGTTGGCCAATCGTATTGAAGATGTGCTCGGCTTCAATAGCCTGCTGGTCCGGAGAGAGGGCCAAAAACTCCGGGCCGACTTCGACGCGCTTGCCTGCGATCTCAAGGATTGCCATCGGGGAGAATCCTGAATGGGATGCCGGTCGGCGTCTTCATGACCGGCGTATCGGCCACCGGCTTTTTCTCGACTTCTGCCCTTGGCGGCACGATTGTTGTTTCGGTCGGCGTCTTTCCAAGCGCCTCCTGATTGACCTTGTCGTAGCCGTGCACGATATCGATCGCGTTCTGCAGCCGAGTTTGCATGTCCTGCTGGCTTGTAAAGATCGAATGCGGATCGCCCATGATGCGGGTGAAGAACTTCACATCCTTGTCGGATAGCTTCGAACCAGTCTGTGCGGCAGCAGCAGCCGCCATCTGGTACGTCAGCAACGCCCAATCCTGCGACACTTGCGGCAAGCGGCGATCGTACAGCGCGGGCAGAGTGTTGGGATCGATGCCCGCCGCCGCAGCGTCGGCGCGCGCTTCGTCGAGCATGGCCTGTGTTGCTTTTGCATCGCCGAAGATCGAGAGCATGCCCTTTGCGCCCTGCAAAGCTTCCTGGCCGTAATACCGTGCGAGACCTTGCGCACCGAACAGCTCCGGATGCTTGGTAAGCTCCATGGCCCGCGACGCGAGCACATCGAATTTCTTGACCTCGATCGAGTTGTTCTGCAGACCGGTCTTGACGGCGTTCGTCACGCCGGTATCGGTGGCCGAGCCCTGGACCGTGCCGATGTAGCCGCCGGGAGGCAAAGGATTGCCGTTGACATCGGTCCGGCCGTCGTAGGTCAACACGGTCTTGCCGCCGGGCATGATATAGTTCCGCGGCGTGAGCGCCCTCGAATTGGCCGGCAAGTTCGCGCCGAGCACCTGCCGCTGCTCCGGCGACAGCCCGGCCAAATCCGCCCAATTCTTGTCAAGCAGGATGCTCTTTTGCTGCGATTCCGTCGTCAACGGCTGGATCGACATGGCCTGATCCGATGGCACGAATACCGGCTGCCCGGTGTTCGGATCGAACCCGGCGATAGGCTTTGTCCGCAGAGTCTCCTGCGACTGGTCGACACTATACCGGCGGTCGGCACTCTGCTGCTGATCGGCCGCAGAAATATTGTCATGCGCATAGCGCTTGAACCCGACATTCTGATCAACGTTATACCGGCGATCGCCACTTTCGAGATTGTGCGCCCTGGTCGTCTCGGCCAGCGTCTGCGCAAAAGCGGGCTGCGTGGCCGAATAGGGGTCGCCGGCCGCGATCTGCCAGTTCGCCGTCCGCGGGTCCGAAGCGCCGTATTCCGTCGCCGCGCCCATGCGGCCAAGCTCAGCAAACTTTGCCGGGTCGTAGCCGGCGCCGATGATCATGGCCTGCGCGAGCGGGCTGTTGCCGAGTTCCTGCGCCTTCTTCGCGGCCACCAGCTTCATCAGGTTGTCTGTTTCGCGATTGTCGCGCTGCATCGCATAGAGCTTTTCGCTGTTCAGCTCACGCTCCAGGTTGTTGCCCCAAAGCGACTGCCCAAGGCGCGACATTGTGTCGGCCAGGTCGCTGTTGCCGGTGAAGGTCGAAATGATCTTGACCATCGCCCCGCCTTACTGAATGAAGGCCTGGCGGCGCATGCCGTACCAGGGGTCTGCCGAAGCCGCCGTCGTTGGCGCGCCGCCATAATGCGAGCCCGCCCACGATCCATACATGTTGCCGACACCGCTGATGATAGCGCCGAGCGGCGAAATCGGCTCCGTGGCCTTCCATTCGGCGATGTCCTGCGCATATGGCAGGATGGCGGAATTGCCGGCGGCCTTGTTCGTCGTGACGCCGATATCCCTGCCGGCCTGCGCGTCCATGAATCCCTGCTTGAGCCAGCTATCGCCATAGCCGCCGAGCTTGCTCAACGCCTTGGCGCGGTCTTTGCCTTCGGCGATGACGGACTTCATGCGCGACGCGAGATCGCTATCGACGATATCGGGCGCCGACCCGCTGATCGACGCGCCTTCGTTCTTCTGGATTTCGGGCGTCTTTTCGACGGCCTTGTTCAGGACATCCTGCCGGCTTTTGGATGCTTTTTGCTGCTGGTCCTGCGTTTTGTTGGCATCGGCGACGCGCTGCGCGAACGTGTCTCGGGACTGTTGCGCCAGCGTGTCGTTCTTCGCCATCGTCGCCTGCAACACGCGATTGCGGGCTTCCGCCTGCCGTTCAGCGTTCTGCTGCATTTCGTTTTGCGTGATCATCGTACCGGCCACGCCTGCGCCGGATGCGATCAGTGGCGCTAGCCACGCGAGTTCAGCCCCGAAGCACATCAGTAAATCACCTTTCCGGAACCGTCGACATTGTTATACGGGCTCACATACGTGCGCATCGGCGTGTTCTGCGCCGCGTTCGTGTAGCTGAGCCACGGGTTGAGCGCCGATGTGAACAATTGGCCGAGCGGTGAATATGTCGGCGGCTGCACCAGCGCCGTGGCCGAGCCGACGGCCTGGGCGTTGACACCCATCGGGTCCGCCGAAGCTTCGTTGAGGCTGTAGAGATTGCTCTTGGCGCTCTGCACGTTGCTGCGCAGCTTGTTCGCGGCGTCGAGCGCTTCGTTGGAGATGTTGGTCTTCGCCTCGCCGAGCTTCTTGAACAGGTCCGCTTGCGCCGAGTTTCCGACCGAGCTTTCCAGCATGCCGCGGTCGGCGAGCGAACCGACCAGCTTGTCGTTCGTCTGGTGATACTGATCCTGGACCTGCGGATCGTAGTAGTTGGTGTAGTCTTTGCGGTAGTCTTTGTAGTAACCGTTGTCGAACTGGTTGAAATTCTTGTCGATGGCGATCTTGCCGAGATCGATTGAGTGCTGACGGATCATCTCGCGGATATTCATATCGGCTTGCGGGTCGCGGCTCAAACCGGCGATGCGATGCTTGAAATTGGCGTAGTTCTCGTAATCGTTCAGGTCGCCGAAGTCGGCCCCGTGGCGCGCGTCTTTCAGATCCTGGCGTGCCCATTGGCCCCAGTTCTTCGTGAACTGGTCGTATCCGTGGTTCCAGGCATCGTATTGGTGATTTCCGCCGCTGCCGAAGCACATTGCGCAGGCACCCTCTAAAGGGAACCGGTGCGGCGAGCCCCGGCGTCATTACGCCCGCAATGGCCGAAAGATATCAAAACCGGCGGCGGTTGTCACCCCCACCGGTAAACCTTCTCATTCTTGCCCGCGCTCGGGTATTCGACGGCGCCGAGCAGTTTCATCCACCGGCCGACTTCGGGATGCGGCGACTTGGAATATGTGTAGACGGCACCGAATTTCTTGCCCATCCACGCCATGAATTGGCGATAGGCGCGTGCGTTCTTGACGCTGTGTTCGAAGAAGCCGGTGGCGGCCACCAGGAAAGTGGTGGCGACGCCCTCATGCTCGGCAACGGCCAATACCGCCAGAACTTCGTCACGGTCGTCGAGAAAGGCGTAGCCCTGCGCCATGGTGGCCGACATCATGAACCTGAGAAACCGCGGCAGAAGCTCTTCCTCTCCCCATCCGTTGGCCGCCAGTTCGGCCTGCGTCTGGTCCGACAAATCCGCCAAAACCTCGTGGATGTGCTCCGGAAAGAGGTTGGTGATCACTGCTTTTCGCCCTTCTCGAAGTGCTGCGCCAGTGACGACAGCGACGCGAAGCCGGCCTGGTCACAGGTGAAACGGAGCGCGAAAAAGGCGCTGTAACCGGGCAATTTTGCCGCCATGTTGCTGAATGTGTTGCTGGTTAGCCTGCCGATCGTGATCGACTTCGACGTGTCGTTCTGGTCGGGCAGCAACTCGACCAGCCATTCCCCGGTGGCGGTCTGATCGAAGCCCTCCCACGCCTTGAACGCCGCCGGGTCGCTCGCGGACATGAACGGCGTTTCGACGACTGTCTCATACTCGCCCGCGTCGGGGTATTCCGTGCCGTCCTCGCCGCCGTAGGCGTAAATGGCGTTGTTGCATCGGACGTAAATCGTATCGCCGCAACGGACCATGTTGTCGATGTCGTGGTCGAACTGGATATAGCTCCAGGCCGTGATTTTCGACATCGGGAAATAGCTGAGCACGATGATCTTTTGCTTCAGCGCCATGAAGAAGCGCCCGTCTTCCGTCTCGATCACGCTGATTGCCTTGTACGCGTCTGACCGCGCGGTGCCGTTCAGCAGTGAACGAATGAACGGGTCGATGGCGCTGCCGATGTCGCTGGTGAAAGCGCCATCGTAGCCTTCCCGGCTTTTCAGGGAGCGAATGCCGGTTTTATCGAGATAGAAGGTGTCGCTCGCGCCGTAGGATATCATGGATTTCGGCGCGAACGTGCCGGTGTTCTTCAGCGGTTGCGCGATTGTAATGTTCTGCGCATCCGCAGCCAGCGTATAAAGCACAACATTCGATTCCGCGAAGATCGCAGCTTTGCCATTGTAATCCTCGACGCCATAAAGCTCCTGCGCGCCTTCCGATTGGCTGGAAATGTTGATGAAGCCGGCTCCGGTCGACGCATCCGTGTCCGTCCAGTCGGTCGGACCGTTCAGCTTGCAATACTGCAGCAGCCCGCCGCGCGTCGACCAGACGCGCTGCTTGGCGATGTAAAGGGAATCGCCGGTATTTGATGCCAGCCCGGTCGTCCAGAACCAATCGCCACCGTTGATCTGGACCGCCCACGCGGACGGACCGTAATAGACATCGGCGTCGACCGTCAGCTTGACGATCTTGGCCACTGGTGCCCGGTAGTCGACGCCGCCGCTGACATTGACCGTGCTGATGTCGATGATGCCGGACGTGGTGACACTGATGACGTCGCCGTTGCGGCTCGCGCCGATGCCTGGATTGGCCGTCAGGGTGATGAGCCCGCCGACCGAAATCGCGGTGTAGCCGTAGGTGTCGGAATGGCTGTTGATCTCTTCGACGACGGCGTGCGCCGTGTCGTCGACATCGTTTTCCCAAAAGATCGGATTGCCCGCCAGGAGATCGACGCCATCGGCGAGAACTTCGATAATGGCGGCGTTGTTGACGCCGCTGTTGATCGTAAGCGAGGCGGTCGCCTGCACTTCTGCGATCTCGGTCACGTTGGCCTGAACCGTCGTCGCCGCCAGGCTCGGATTGTACGCGCCTGGCGTGTCGGAATTCTCGGCCACATCCGTGCTAACCGTAAAGTTCTCGCCCGGCGTCACGGCCTTGACGATGACCTTGTTGTTGGAAACCTTGGCCGTGACGACGCCGAGCCCGCGAATGAACTTGGCGAGCCGTTTGGCCACCGTGCGCTTGGAATCGCCATCGTCGGCCAGCGTCGTCCAATCGTCAATCAGGGTGGTGTTGTAGAAGTGCATCAGGCCGCCGTCGTCGTAAGTGGCGATGACATACATCTTGCCGTCGAACGGCTTTGCGTCGACGACACCGGTCATATCATAGGTCATGCCGGCTGTGCCGCCGGGGATAGGCGAAAGCAGTTGCTGGTATTCGATGTCCTCGGGCATGCTGCCCGGCTCGTTGTCGCTGCCGAAGACATAAAGACGGTTGTCGAGCACGCCGAGCCCGAACGTGCCGGACGGGAGCGTGTGCGTCTGAATGAATTTCTTGGCACGCTCGACATCGCCGCCGCGGGAGACGACGCCGTTCTTCAGTGTCCAGAGCGTGCCGGGGATGCCCACCGCCTGCTTGCGACGGCGGTCCATGCCATATTTGAAATCGTTTATGGCAAGATAGGCCATTTAGGTTCCCGTGATGCGAATGACCGCCCGGCCGGTATCGAACTGCTCGACGCCTGTGCCGACACCGATCTGTACCGGCGCACTGGCGTTGCGGGCGCCCCGCACGGCCTTCTGGTTCAGGAGATCGTTGGCGAGATCACGCTTGGCCGCCGCTTCTTCCTTGTTGACGGAAAGCATCAGCTCGGCGGCGGCGAACAGGACAACGACCGCGTCATCCAGGGGGCAGACATCGTCATCGTTCACGAGCGGATCGACCGTCTGATAGCCTTCGAGATACAGGTACTGCTCGCTCGCCGGCAGCGGCCAGACTTCGATCTGCGTGGCCCCATCGACATCGACGAAATCGAATTTCAGGACCGGGTCGGCGCGTTCGTCGTCTTCCGGATCCCAAATCTGATAGTCGTCGAATTCGACGCCCTGGCGCAGCTCGTAGAAACTGCCGCCGTATTTCAGCTTGAAAAAGGTGACGCGCTCTTGGTCAAGCCCGTCCGGCAGGTCATAATACCGCTGGCCGGCGTTGAGCGTGACGCGCGGGAACTTGCGGTGCAGGAACGGCCAATCCCGCTTGTGCGCGACGATCTGGCAAATGTGGTTGATCGTCTGCTTGAGTGATGCGAGGTCTTCGACACCGACGGCCGGGTCTTGCGATCGCCGAAGCTCGGCGCGCAACTGCAGCACCAATTCGCTGAAAGCCACATTGCGCGCCATGGGGCTTACGCCTCTTCGAGTTCGGGGATAACCAGATCGTCGTCGGTGGCCAAGTTGAGGTCATCGTCGACCATGGGCTCGGGAGCTTTCGCAGGCCCCGGCTTCTTCGCCCCGGCCTTGAGCAGCGGGACGCCCGGCATCGCCTCCGGCAGCGCGCCGGCCACGCCGAAGACGCCGTTGACCGACTTTACGCCGTCGATCGTCGAAAGGCCCTCGCCGTAGAGATTGTGGAGCCTGTTGCGCTCCTGCGTGTCGCTGAGCTTGGATTTCAAGCCGGTGTGCTCGATATCCGCGATGGCGTCTTCGCCGCCGTGGATCGTGCGCAGCACATAGATTTCGGCCGCGGTAACTTTTTCCTTGCGCACTTCGTGCAGGAGCGAGCCGTGAAGCCGAACCTTGCAGTTATAGAGCTGCATGTTGTTTCCTCGTGTTGAAAGGGGCGGCAGTCGCCCGTCGCCCCTTCAATCTAGCGTGTTGAACAACATTTGTCGATAGTTTCAACACTCACGGAATCATGTTCTGGTCGTTCATCAGCGTTTCAACCTTGTTGGCGCGCGCGACCAGTTCGTTGATCTTGGCGGCCAACGATGCGATCTGATTGGCCAGGGTTGCTTCGGTGTAGGTGCCGGGAACATCGGCCAGCGTGTTCGACGCGGTGCCGCCGGAATTGTCGGTCAGCGCCGTGATGGTATTGTACTCGGCCAGCGGCAACTGCAGCACGATTTCGTCGAACGCCGGAACCGTGGTCGCGTCCTTGTAGGTCAGCGTCGCAGTGGTCGAGGTGCCGTAGGCGATCGTAAACGTGTCGGAAGCCTGATCCAGTGAATTACCGAGATCAGGGATTTCCATATGCTCGCCGGACTGCGCGTAAGCGGCGCCGACGCGGCTGTTCGGGTAGGTGAAGACGATCGTGTCATTGGTCGCGAGCGCGGTCGACTTCTGAAGGGTAACAAGGTCGAAAGTGGGGGCCGTCATCGGCTTAAACTCCAGTTTGGTTCAAGGGTGAAAAGCGCGACCGAAGCCGCGCTATTCCGCCATCAGGCCAGGGCGTAAACGCCGTTGGCGTTACGCTGGTCGCAGATCAGGCCGCCAACCCAAGTCATCGCCCGGTAGAACACATACTTGCTCTCGGGGCGGGCCGGGTTGTGCTTCTTCATGCTCTCGCCCTCGATCGCCATCGGCTGGATCGTGCGGCTGTCGAGCACGTAGCAGTAATCGGCCAGGCTCATGTCGTCGAGCGTCGGGTCGTACTGGAACTTGACGCCCTTGAAGCTGATATCAGCCATGGACCCGTCGGTGTTCTTGGTCGCGGTCCAGCCGTCGAGCGTGAAGTTGCCCTTGGAGAACAGTTCCGCTTCCATGGCCTCGATCCAGTCGGAACCGCAAAGAACGGTGTCCGGCCGGCCGCCGTAGCGGCGAAGCTGGCGCCATTCCTTCTGCAGGCCCTTGCAGATGGCGAGGTCCGAAGGCGTGGTGTGCGCGAAGTCGAGCTTCGCACGGTTCCGCCACCAAGTGTTCGCCGACTGGTCGATGCCGCCGACGATCGTCGCCGAAGTCGGGTCGTCCAGGATGAAGGAGCGAATGCCCGGCACCTGCTTGGAATCCTGCGTGCCGTCCTTCCAAAACATGTTGTTCATGCCCCGGTCGAAGCCTTCCATCATGTCCTCGACCTTGTCCTTCATCAGGTCGGCGAGCTGGATCTTCTCGGAATCGGAATGGCGGGTTTCGTTCTTGCCGGTCGTGGTGTCGGTGATCGAGATGCCGTTCTTCAGCAGCTCGTGCATCGTGATTTCAAGGCCGGCATGCACCAGTTTCCACTGATACTTGGCTTCCTTGATGTTGGCCGGGTTGCCGTAGGAGACGGTGTCGTTGTGCTCGAAGCCCTGAATGGTCGTCGAGTACACGCCCTTGACGCGGCGGGTGATGTAGTCCTTGCCACCGGGGAACGACTTTTCCTTGGCCATCATGGCCTTCAGGAGCGGCTTTTCCTGCAGGGTCTGCGACCGGACATCCGGGGTCTGGTAGTGATATTCGAGAGACGCATTTGCGACGTTCTCGATTTCCTGTGCGGTAAACGGCATTAGCTTCGCCCTTTCTAGGGTTTAGCCAGCGCTCATTCTCCCAAAGCCTGATTGATCGCGTCCATATAGCTCGCGGGCTTGGTCTTGGCGCCGGCAGAAGCAGGACGGCCTGTCTCGTGATCCTTGGATGTCGCCTTTGGTCGAAAGACCTTGATCTTGTCTTCGACATGCTTGAGAACGTCGTCGAGAAACGCGTGGACCGCTTTCGGGGTCGATGGCAGTTTCGTCGGGTCCGTCATCCGCAAGCGGTGCAGTTCGGCTTCCATCCGGTCAGCAACAAGCGGCTGCTTCGTTGACCAGTCAGGGTCCGATGATTTCTTCGCGTTTTCCCATGTCGTTGCGGTCTGGCCGTACATTTGGCCGCGATCCTTTGCGAAACGCTCGTGCTGTTCCGCGTCGCGCCGCTCGTTCTGCTGCCGTTCCCGATCCTGCGCATTCTTGTTCGCCATCCGCTCGCGCTGGAGTTCGATCGCCCGATTGGCCGTGATATAGCCGGCGTCGACTTCCTGCTTGAGGTCGTCCGAAAGCACGTTGCCGGTGCGCACCAGGAGTTCCTGGTAGATCGGCGCAATAGCTTTCAGCGCGTCTGCGTACCGCCCGGAAGACACCAGCGCCGTGATGGCCATGCTGTTGTCGAGTTCCTGCGGCTGGATCTGATTCTGCTGCATGAAAGACGTGATGCGATCGTACTGCTCGGCTTTCGGCCGAAACTGCTCGATCTCCTGCGTCTTCGCCGCCAGCTCGCCTTCGGTTTCCTTCCGGCGTTGAACCAGTTCGCGGATGCGGGTCTGCGCATTCAGGGAATACTGCTTCAGCTCGTCGTCGGACGGATCGGTCGAGCCTTGCGGCTTTTCCGCGTCAACGGGGGGCTGCTTGGAAGCATCTTCACCCGGTTTGTCAGAGGCCGGTGATTTCTCTGGCTCATCGAGAACGGCAAGAACCGTATCGCGATAAGATTTTACACCTTCGGGCTCGGCGGTGGATGGGGCCGCCTGATTGACATCCGGGGTAGGCGCGCCATCGGTTTCGATGGCAGTTTCCGCTGACGGGTCGGACATACGTCAAAATCTCCTGACAGCGTTCATGATCGCTGTTGAACAACATTCTTCGCAAAATTCAACATTAAAGTCAAGCAGGGTACGCCGGTTGCGGCCCCGGTTCGTTGCGCTGCGTGGACGGCGCGTTCTGCGCCCCCTGCGGACCCTGGCTCTGCGCTTCGGGGGCGCCGCCACCGGGACCGACACCGGCAGGCGCGCCAGCCATCTTGGCCATTATGGCGTTGAGCGCGGTCATGGACGGCATGCTGCCTGCCCAAAGCTCTTCCGGATCGATGTCGAGCAAAGGCGCATACTTCTTGATCAGGGGCTCGGGATTGACGCCGGGAACCTGCTGCAGATACGGCATGGCGCGTTCGAGGTTGGCCAGTTCGGACGCCCTGTTCGGCCGACCGGAAGACCCCGCCTTCATGTCGAGATAGATTTCCTTGGCGGCCTCGCTGCGCGTCTCGGGCGTGTCGGGCCATACGGCGCCGGGACCGACGATGTCGACCACTGTCTGTTTCGTCAGATTCAGCAGCATCAACTGGCCGCCAGCGCGAAACACGTCGGTTAGCACTTCGTCGAGATCGTCGACATTGTCGGATTTCTGGACCGCCAACGACTGGTCGGCGATCGACGATTCCGTTGCCGTGCCGCCGGACGTGCCGCCGATCTGCGCGTCGTTGGTGCCGACCGAACGAAGCAGGTCGTTGAACACGCCTTCGACCTCATAGAGGTTCGGGTCGATATTGGCCACCGGGCCGCGCTGGATCAGGTCTTCGACCTTCTGGCCGCTGGCCAAGGTCGGCATCTCGATCAGCTCGTGGTCGGCGTGATTGGCCAGTTTCCGCTTCTCGTGTTCATCGAGCCCCTTGGCCGTGACATAGTACGGCCGGGCGGCGACGCGGTGCTGCCGCAGCGCTTCGCGAGCCCGGTTATACTCCTTCTGGATATGCTCGCCATGCTCGACATCGGACTGCGGGTATATGTCCTTGTCGTCCTCCGGCTCGTTGAAAACGATGGGGAAATACGGCCAGAACCGTTCCAGCCAATCCTGCGGCGTCGACGGTTCCTTCAGGTAGCCCGGATAGCCTTCGCAGATCGTGAAAACCTGCAGGTTTTCCTGGTCCCACACCTGATAGACGCGCGCCGAACACTCTTCCGGCTTCTTGTCGTAGGGGTTGCCGTCCGGCGAATACTGCTTGAAGTTCGCGCCAACATCGATCTTATAGATTTTCTCGATATCGCACGTATCCATCTCGAACTCTTCGGCCATCCACCGCGCGCCGGCCAGTGTCTTCAACTGCGTGCATGCTGGATCGACGATCACCTGGTTCGCCTTCGGGAACGACAGGACCGGGCCTTCGCGGACGACCATTTCCGGGTCGTTCTGCAGGTCGGCCATGTTGGTCCGAAGCTGCTCGCTCTCGGGTCCGTTCTTGTCGTATTCACCATCTTCGATGTCGGTCAGCGTGTATTCGACATTGGCGATCTTGCTGGTCACGTCGTTGATCTGCGCCGACACGTCGGGCCGCGGCTCCAACGCTCGCTGGAACCCGAGCTTCACCCACGCCACCTTGCAGACCTTCGAGCGGCGCACGGCGGCCTTGAGTTGCTGTTTGTAGTTCGTGCCCTGCTCGTCCATAAAATACTGCCACAGGATCGACATCGTGCGGCCCATGCGGTCGTACATCAAATTCATCTGCTGCGCCGCGACGACTTCCTGGATGATGGCGAGCGCATTTGGATCGCCGAGCGGAGCCATCTGCATGGCGGCCTGAAGCGAATCCTGCCGGCCATCCCAAGTCTTATACATCATGCGTTCGCGCCGGCTTGCGATGGCTTTCGGATTGCGCGCGTAGAGGCTGGCGACGACCTGGTTGATGTGCCTGGCCAGGATCGGCACGGTGTAATTGCCGCCGTCACGCCACGCCTTGTCAGCACCAAAGCGCGCGAACTCCTGGTTCTTGCGCATCTGCTTGAAAACCGGTTCATAGTGCTTTTTGGCCGAAACGATCTTTTCGGTCCATTTCTTGATCAGCGCCTTCTGCGCATCGGTCGCTTCCGGCTTTTCGTCGGACGATTTCGGCGCCTGCACAGTCGGTGCAGCAGGCGTCATCGCCGTTTGGTCGTACATATCAGCCATTTCATGTCACCTTTTCCGGCGGAAGGTCCTCGATCATGTGCCTGACCAGCGCTTCAGCCTGCGTGGCGTCGAGTAAGTTGGTGCCAGAAGGCTGGTGCCGGTACTCGTATTTCGTACCGGCGTTCCCGAATGGCTCGAACTTGACACCGCCATCCGGATTAAACGTCTCGGGCAGCCTCCACGTTAGAAAGCGGTTGACCATGTGCTTAATCTGGTCGTCAGTCATCGCGCTTCTCCATTTCACCAGCCCTCGCTAACCTTTTCTTTTTTCTCGCGTTCGGCCTTCAGTTTGGCCGACCGCAGAATCCATTCCACCGACCCGATCTGAACGACATTGTCGATCGCGCGCTCCTTGGTCGGCCCGTGCTCGCGCAAAATGCCCTGTCCGATATGCGCCAACCAGTCGACAAAGTCGTCGTTGGCGCCGTAGGGAAAGCTGAGCAACTGCGCCTTCGCGTCCTGCCACCACGGCGCAAACCGGGGGAACTTGATCTGCTTGAGCGACATCCGGCCCTGAATGGCGCGGGCTCGTGTTGGCTTGTCCTTCGATACGATGACCGGATCGAGCGTGGTATACGCCTTCATCTCGATCATCCGTTTCTTCAGGAACGGGCCGAACGACTTCGAGATCAGTTCGCTTTCCAGCCACCACAGATGCGGCCGGTGGATCTTGATCTGCTGGACGATCTCCTCCACCGTGCGGTCGGTCTGCATGCGGTCGATCACCACGTCGGGCATCACCCAAACGTGGTCGTCCTTGCAGATGCCGACGCAGCCGAGAACGGTATAGTCCCGATGCTGCGCCGTGCTCACGGCATGGTCGGACGCGCCGTATTTGGTCAATTCCGCCGGCAGTTCGTGGGCGTCATACTCGACGATCCAATCGCTCTTGAAATACTCGCCTTCGTCGGCCGACGGCTTGCCCATATAGAGCGCGTTGAAGGTGCGCGCGTCCTGCCTTTTGGCCTCTGCGAGCAAAGGCAGGCTTTTCCGGCCCGGCCACAGCGATGACATCGGCTTCTTGCCGAACTGTTTGACGACTCGTTCGTCCTGCTGCTCTTCGAGCGTCAGGCCAAGCTGGAACGCCAGTTCGGGGTCGTCGACCACCGCCGGCAGGTTGATGTGAAGCCAGTCCTGCGCGATGCCGGCATATTGCTTGTTCCGCTCCGGATGGTTCGGATCGCACAGCCGGCCGATCAGGTCGTCCAGGTTCCATCGGGTATGAACGATGACGATACGCGTGCCGTCATGGGCGCGCGAAAAGACAACGGCGTTGTACCATTTCCACAGCCGTTCGCGGTAAAGCGCGCTCTGCGCATCTTCGTCGCTCTTGATCGGGTCGTCGACGATGAAGAAGTCCGCGGGCTTGCCGGTGCCGGAACCGCCAACACCGACGAAGGCCGACTTGCCGCCTTCGGCCGTCATTAGCGCGTCGGTCGCTTTCTTGTCGAGCACGTGGTTCGGAAAGATCGCCTGGTGCACCGGGCTTTCGATACGATTGCGCACGTCGATGCCGAGAGAATCTGCGTTCGGCTGATTGTACGAGCCAAGGATGAAGTGGGCGTAGGGATTGCGCGCGGACGCCCACGCCGGAAAGGCGCGGCTGATAATGTCCGTCTTGCCGAACTGCGGTCCGACCGACACGGCCACGCGGTTATAGCCCGGCTCGCCGCGCTCGACCTTTTCCATGATCTGGCAAAGCAGCACGGCGAGCGGCGTCGTCACGTAGCGGGTCGCGCGCACATCGTCCGGATTATTGGGGTCCGGCATTTGCAATTGCAGATAGCGCAGCAAATTATCCTTGGCTTCGAGATACGCCTTTTGCGCTCGAAGTTGCTGCAGCAGCCGGTCGGTCGAGTCGAAATCCATCAGGCGAGGCCCCATTTGGGCTTCAGGCAATCGTCGCGCAGCGATGCGCGCTCGCCGGCAGTGAGTGCGCGCGGCGCGGTAATGGCTTCGAAAACGTAGCCCGCCAGCGGCGCATAGACATTCCCGATGGCCGGTTCGGAGACATGCGCGACGTTCTCGCTCGCCGCCCCGGTCGCCCAGCTTGCGCTTTGCGTCTCGACCGTTCCGTCGATCTGGATCACAACGTCGCCGCTCGAATAATCGACCGTGCAGCAGACGTAATGCGCGGCGCCGGCAGTCAGGGTGGCGGCGGAGTACAGACCGCTCTGCGTGTCTGCGGCAACCCTGCGCGTGTTGCAGGAAATCGACCCGGACGTGGCATTGACCTGGACGTTGAACAGCAGGCCGTATGCGCTGTCGAGCACCGTGAACAGATAATAGTCAGTGGTGAAGGCCGGTATTTTGACCACGCCGGCAAACGAGAATCCCGGTTTGTTGCGGTCGAGAGCGGTCGCCCCGGCCAGCAGCAGCGCGTCGCTGTTGGCTGCGGAAAACAAAATGCCGTTGAGCCCATTCTGTGCCGCCGTGACATAGGCCGGCTGCAGGCCCGCCGTCGCTTGCGCGGCGTCGAACCCATTGCCAGACTTGTCGGCGATCGATGCGACATCGGAGCCGTTCAGGGTGACGCTGCCCGAATCCGACGCATCGATCCACCAGTTGAGGTCTGGCACGATATCGTCGGCCGCGGCCGATCCAGGCGGTATAGGCGGCGGAATCAGTCGTGTCACGCGCGGCGCGCCGATCACCACGGTCTGCACCTTGTCGGTCACGTCGCCGACGCCAAAGGTGAATTCGAGATAAATCTGGCCGGCGACATTGTCGACGCTGCCGCCGCCATCCAGCTCAAAATCGCCGGATAGCCGCGAGAACGAGTTGAACAGGTCGGTGTTCAACTGCGCCCCGATGATATGCGATTTGACCAGCGCCGAGCCGTTTAGCTCCAGCAGCGTCAGCGACGTGCCGGAGAGCACCAGCGCGTCCTCGCGCGCCATATAGCCGCGGATGCGCCATGTCTCGCCGTCGAAAGCCGATGACCCTGGAATACCGTATGGGAAATAGATGCTGACCGGCGTCGTGCCGACGACCGGGCTTGCTGTAACTTTCAGTCTCAGGCACCAAAGCGGGTGGATATAGACCACCTCCAGCACTTCGATCGTCACGTTGCCGGGCGTGCCCGGATCGAGCTGCCAATAGGTCGGCAGCGCGCCGCCGGAGCCGATCACGCCTTCGACAGCCCCGGCGAACAGCCCGACGCCGACGGGCAGGATGGGGTTGATGACCACCGGCAGCGACCGGTCAAGATGGTTGCCGCGCGAGCCCGTCGCCCGGATCGGGATTTCTTCGATGGCGAAATCGTCCCACACATATCGATCGGCGACGGTGCGGATCTTGTGCCCGGCGAAAATCTCGAACCGGTCGTAGCCGCCCTCGGAAAACGACCAGGTGAATGTTTCAGCCGGGTCGTGGCTTTCTGCGCGTAGCTCGCCGACGAATGTGTTGTCGGCGATCGTTTCGTCGATATCGGGCTCGAACTCGGCCGGGCCGATATTGAGAGCCGCCATGAACGGCCCGCCGGTCCAGTCGTCCCATGGGAAGGTCAGCGGCGCCCACTGCCGCGGCGTGAAATCTTCCTCGGTAATGTCGGCCTCAAGCACGCAATTCGGCTGATTGTCCTGCAAAAGCACATTCGGCAGGATCGACATCACCGATGTCGGTTCGAATGGCGAGGCGCCAGCATCCGGATCGATGTTGAAATACCGGCAGTCCTGGAAACGGATGTTGTATGCGCCGCCAAGCGCATGGAATGCCGCGCCCGCCGCCGGACGGCCGCGAAGCGTGCCGCCGTTCGGACTGTCGGCAAACACATGCGTGTCGCGCACCCTGACGCGCCGAAAGGTGTTGTCGTGCGAGACGACTTCCGGAGCACCGTTGCCAAGATCGAAGAAGCCATAGGTGGAGGCGCCGCCATTGCCGGATCGGATAATGTCGATGTCCTCGGCCAGGCAGTAGCGCGAACTCTCGAACATCGAACATACGCCGAGCGGCGCGTTGTTTCCGTCGATCAGGCCGCGCCGAACCGTGACATAGTCGCTGTAATAGATCGAATTGTTGTCCTCGACGAAACTGTCGTTCAGGTCGTTCTTGAAGTAGAAATCCTCCAACAGGCCATACGGGCTGTTATTGGCCTGGAAAGCATGGCCGCGGTAGAACGGTCCGCGCTGCGCAAACGCCTCGTAGCGGCTGACATGCCAGTTGGTGCAGCGCGTCAGCGCCAGGCCGGTGGCGCCGTTGGTGCAGCGGATGCCATGAAAGCGCAGCCCGTCGCAATCGGCCGCCTCGATATTGTCCTCGGTCTTGAAGTCGACAATTTCGCCGAAGCCGCCGACGCCGACCGGCGGTGGCAGATGGCTTTCGAGATAGTCGTCAAGCGTCACCGGGTTCGGCGTCGAAAAACCGGTCAGGTCATTCGGCGGCGAGGCGTGGCCGATGTCGATATATCTGAAGATCGAATTGTCGGCGCCGCTGACGATATAGAGACCTTTACCGTCCCGGTGACGGATACGGCAATGCATCATCAACACGCGGTGCGAGATCAGCACCGGATTCCTGTCACACCAAATGTCCTTGCCGAAAATGACCTGGCCGTCGTGGGACGACTGGAAGCCGTCGACGCGCTCGAGCGTCTTCGCGACACCTGGCTTGCCCGGATTGGCGATCATCGCCCGAACAAAGGACGGGATGACGCTCATGGGCTGACATCGCCGTTGATCTGCCAGACAGCCGACACATCGTCGTCGTTGGCGCGCACGATGGCCGTGATCGATGCGTCCTGGCCTTCCGAAGCGTACCAGTCGTATTTGTTCTTGAGGCTGGCGCCGGAGCCGGCCGCGAGCGTGAACGAACCGGCGCCCACCTGCACCAGGACGACATTGGTCGATACCGGCAGCGTTCCGGGCAGCGTGACCGTCACCGGGGTCGCGCTGTCGACCAGAACCCAGCCGCCAGACATCGCCGCCGTGACGGTGAAATCGTCAGTTTCGGTAATAAACGACGGGGAATAGCCACCGCCGATCAGGTTTTGAAGCTCTTCCGACAGCGCGTCGAAAGTGACGATGTGATTGGCGAGCGCGCCGTCGTCCCGCTGGATCAGCGCCAGTTTCGCCCGGATCTGATCGAGCGTGCGCTTGACGCGGTTATATTCCGCGTCGACATGCGCGGCCGGAAGCGGGTTATTGGGGTGGTTGGACTGATAATTCGTGAAATTGTATTCACGATTGTATGCCACCGGTTGCGCCATGGTTTTCCCCGAGGAAGAAAACCGTTCGCGACACGGCATAACGACGAAATTCGGCTCAAAATACAGTGTCGTCTTTTGTTGGTCAATCTCTTGCGTTATATTCAACATCAAACCGCAACGAAGGGCAGCGAAATGGCCGATCTTTACAGCATTCTCGCCAAAGGACAGCCAACGTCCTACATTTCCGACCTCAACCCGGCTTTTTCGTCGGAGATGTCACGCATGCTCGACGCGATGCCCGAAAATCTGCGCGGCCAGGTGTCTATTTTCTCCGGCGCGCGGTCGAACGAAAAGCAGGCCCAACTTTGGCAAGCGGCGCTGGCCAAATACGGTTCTCCGGGGGCCGCGCGGCATTGGGTAGCCCCTCCGGGACACAGCCGCCACAACGAAGGGCTCGCGAGCGACCTTCGTTTCGCGTCTCCGGACGCCGAAAAATGGGTTCACGCCAACGCCACAAATTACGGGCTTACCTTTCCGATGGCGCATGAGCCGTGGCACATCGAACCTGTCGGCGCGCGAGATGGAACCCTCGCCAAAAGCATGCAAAACGCACTGGCCGACCCGACAATGCAGCCGGTTTCGCCGATGGGAATGCCGCAACAGCCGATGAACGATGTTGTTCAGCAAAAACCGGAAATTTCACCGCTCGGCGGCGTGCTTGCGGGCTTCATGAACGGCATGAACCAGCCATCGGGCGGGCCGACCGTCACCAAGGACACGAGCCCGCAAACGGCGATGCTCGCAGCCGGGCTTGCCGACCGTGGCCGGCAACTGAACACGGCGTTCCTGCCGAATGTCGATAACCTGCTAGCCATGCCGAAACGGCCGGCGGTGCTTAGCTAAAGAAACCGGTCTTCTTCCAGAAAATCACGCTGTCGACGGCGTCATTCATCAGCTTCTGCGCGCGAGCCTGCCGGCGCGCTGCCGCACGGTAATTGCCCCAAATCGAATCTATCAGCGCGCGGTACACCAGCCGATTTGCCTCTTGGACCGACTGCTCCAGTTGCTCGCGCCAGAACTCGCCTAATTTCACCATGGGAACGGCCGATTAAGCTTGACGTTTTTCTGAACGCGCAGCGGCCATAGCGACTTTGGACTAATTTTCCCGATCCGGCAACGCCGGACCCATCGGTTTATCACCTCTTCGGGAGCACAGCACTCCCGCAACGCGCCAGTTTGCACGTCGGCAATTTCCTTGATCGTAAAACCCATCTGAAAATCTCCATCGAAAAGTGCCAGTTTTGCGTCCTTTTCCGGATCATATGACGACGCATACCAGATACGCCGCGCGGCGGGACCGGAGGGTTCTTCACCCGCGAGGAAATCGCCTTGTGCCCGGACCACCGGCCGACACCCACACTGGCGAGAGGCGCCGGGGAATATCCCCGCCGCTTGAATTTGGTTGTTTCAGCACCTCACCCTGCGCTGCGACAGGAACGACAGCGGCACCACCTGCCCGTCCGGCGTGACCAGCAGTATCAGCGACGGCATTTCGAGCTTGCCGGTCGTGCATTTAGGCTCGCGCGTCGTGCTGTTCGGCAGTTTCTCGAACACCTGCGGCTTGACGGGCGCGGTCGCGGCGTGCGCCAAAAGCGCTATGCCGAACAGCCACACCAGCAGGGAAAACGTGATTATTCCAATCCAGGCCCACACTTTCGATCGCATGTTTCACCCCTCATAGCCGGTCAGTTCGGCCAATCTCTTCTGACCCCGGTGGACGCGGCTCTTGATCGTGCCGACCGGAACGGCCTGCAGCGCGGCCATTTCTTCATATTCATGCCCGAGCCCGTAAAGCACGAGCGTGTCGCGCATGGGCGCCGGCAAGTCGTTCAGCCGGACGAAGACCTGCTTGGCTGCGAGCGCGGCTTCCGGGTCGTCTTTCGCCGGCAGCATTTCGATCACGAGATCGTCCGGCTCGGCCATCAGGTGGCGCTTGCGCGTCGTCTGCGTGATGAATTCGTTTCGGCAGATCGTCGTCAGCCAACCGGCCATGTTCGACCCCGTCTGAAACTGATGCTGGCGCTCAAGGGCCCTGGCGAGCACGTCCTGCATGAGGTCGTCGGCGCGGTCGGCGTTCCGGGTCAGCCGGAGCGCGTAGCTGCGGAGTTTCTTAGCGTGATGCAGCAGTTCGTCCGCGAAATCGGCCACCTGGAAATCCCCTTCTATCGATCGGCGGGGCCGATGCCGTGAGGTTTGCCACCGGCCCCGCTTCCATCAGCCCGTCCCGTGCGGCGGCGACCGGGCTGGTTCGTGATTTCGAAGCTGCGCGGCGCGTTCGGGATCGAACCGGGACACCCTCACTATCGCCAAACTCAAGACCTACCCGCCCTTGTCGGGTCGTCGGTCACGGGGTTCACTGATACCCCCGCCAAGCAAGCGGCCGCGCAGCCACGAAATCACGCTGTTCAAAGAGACCGGCCCGCCATCCGTGTACGGGGGAGGAGGGGACTTTTGGCAGGCCGGTCTTAGCTTCCAGTTTGCGCGGGAGGAGGTGCGCGGTCTGGAAGAAACTTGTGTTTTACGCTGCGTGCGCAGCAAGGTTCTGCCGAAGCAGGTAGCCTTCGAGCGCCCAAATCTTGTTGCGTGCATTCTCCCGTGCGATCTTGCGGCCGATGTCGGCGTCGAAATTCTCGAGGCTTGCCGCGGCGCTCTCGCCGGTCACGATATAGCCGTTGCGCAAAGTGAGCGCGCAGACCGTCATCGTCGTTCCGGGGAACACATGGTACTGCTCGGACTTGATCGCCTGGTCGATCAGGGTCGGCGTGAGGCGGGGCGCGTTGAGCCCTTTGGCCTGGATTTCGTTTTCGATCTGCTCTTCGTCTTTCATCGGTCTTGCTTTCTGTCTCGTTGAACGTTTTGTTGATCGAATGTCGATCAATGTTGAAATGTGTAGAACAGAAAATTCAACAAAGCAATAGGGTTTTTTAGTTTCAGAAAATAAAAAATTAGTGCGTCAGGGCTGCAGGCTGTAGCTACTCGGCCGGCGGCCACCCCCAGGGGGCGGGGGCCGGCCCACTGGCCGACCTGGCGGCGGATTGCGCATTACCGCCTGAGACAGGCTGTATTTCATTCAAGTAAATCAGATAGATAGTCGTCGATGATCTGCGTTTGGCCACGGTTTTGGCCGCGTTTTGCGGCCTTTTCGGGCTCTATGTCCACTATACTGGACATCGCTTCGGCCTTTTTCCGCTCTAAATCGACTATCAGGCGATCGATCGCGTCAACGTCGAGCGCGCCGTTGCCCCTCCGCATTGATTCCCGGAAGCGATCGACGGCCAGATTTGCATGCTCCTGCAGCCTGGCAGCCGCCTGGACGCGCGCGGCCGGCGGCGCTGATGCCTTCTGAACGATCTGCATTTGGGCCTTGATCGCCGCCGGGAAAGCCACCGCGTTAAGGTACTGCATGCCCATAATCTGCATGGCGCGGGCAAAGCTTGGGGCCGCTTGAATCGTAGATAGGTCAGCATTGCTGACGTATCCGGAACGGATTAATGCAGTTGCATCTAATTCGTTTTGTAAAAGCTGCCATGCCAGTATCGCCTCGCGCACGGAAATGCCCAACGCTGCGCATTCATCCTCACTCCAAGGAAAAACGCTGTTGGTTGGCAGCGCGATTGATTTAGCTGCGTTATTTTTCATAAAAAGCCTATTGCCTTTTGTTGAACATTGTTGAATACTGACCATGCATCGTAATTCAACATTTCAACAGGAGCAACGACTATGCAAACCCTCGCCACCATTTACGAATTCCGCACCGCCAATTTCATCGTCCGCGTCGACGCGCTTGAGGAGATCGACCTCGATCTCCCTTGGGACGATACCGGCGAAGTTGCCGAGAAGCTCGACAACGGTCAGCTTGTGGCGTTCTGCGCCAAAGCCGCCGTGCTGTTCCGCGGCACTGAGATCGGCGCCGACTATCTCGGTAACTGCATCTATGAGAGCTTCGACGGCTTCCGCCACGATAGCGGCTATTTCCACGATATGGTCAGCCTCGCCATCCGCTCGGCACGCGATCATTTCAAAGACCTGCCTGCCTTGCGGGCTGCATAGGCGAGTTAGCCGCCATGACCTTCAAAGCCCGCCTCAAACACCTGCAACAAAGGTTCCCCAACCTGCAAATCGTCCTCCGCAATCCGTCCGACAAGGCCGCCCGTATAACCTACGCCAGCGCGGGCTGTCACATCGAAGGCTGGCTCTATGAAAATGGCTCTTGCCGCTTCGAGCTGGTCGCCATCAACAGCGCTGAATGCGCTGAGCAATTGCTTGAAATTGTTCACGCTATTCAGGGCTAACGTGTTGAATTTAACGAAAGGAGTTCTTCAATGTTTCGCGAACCACAAGCATCTGATGTCAATTTGCAGATGGCCATTCGCGCCCATGCCGGCACTAGCCATATGCCGGAGCGCCGCGGTGAAAGCGAAGTCGCTGATTATGTTCACACCATTCGGACTTTCAACGAAGCTCTCGCCGAGGCTGCGGATACTAACGAACGTATGACGGAAGCCCTCGCGCAGTCCGAACGCTTTCGTGAAGGCTATATCAAGCGCCTGACCGAGATTTGGTCGACGCGCAGCCGCATGATGTCCACCATGATTACCGGCCCGGCAAACTTCCCTGTCCGCCAGCAGGAAAAGGTCTGGCGTTCATACGACAAGAAGATGTCCGAATTCATCGGCTGGCAGCAGCGCGCTCAAAGGGCTGCGTTCAAGTCCGTCGCATCGGTCGGCGTCATTCCTGAGCCAAAACCTGCCGGCGCGAAAACTGGAACGGAAACGAAGACAATCGGCTCCGTTGAGATCGTCACAAACCACGATATCGAGCGAATCCAGATCGTGTTCGACGGCAAGCCATCGGCTGACATCATCGCCGAACTCAAAGGCGCAGCTTGGAACTGGTCGCCCCGCAACTCGGCATGGCAGCGGAAAATCACCAACAACGCAATGTGGTCGGCTGAGCGGATCGCCGCAAAGGCGGCCACGCTATGAAACCCCTCGCAGAAGCCGCCGCCCTCACCCTGCTAACCGCCGCAATTCTCACCTGGGCGCCGTTCCTGGCGCACTTGTGAGGCTAAAGCTAACGATCGACTGGAGAAAACAATGATCGACCACGAAATCCGGCACAACGAAACCGACGCGATCCTGTTCACCGCGAAAATCGAGTGCAAAACGACAGTTTCGACGGGCGTGAAACTCGGCATGGCTGTTCTCGCCGCGCTCGCCGCTGGGGCCGACCTGCGCGGGGCCAACCTGTACGGGGCCAACCTGCGCGGGGCCAACCTGCGCGGGGCCGACCTGCGCGGGGCCAACCTGTACGGGGCCAACCTGTACGGGGCCGACCTGTACGGGGCC